GAAATGCACACGCCCGCTGCGTATGTGGAAATCGATACAACCCCAACGTAAAGTAAAGAATAATTAAATATTTTTTACTTTAGGAGGAAATTTATATGGGAAAACCAGCAAAATTTAGTAAATTAACAGGTCCACAAACTGCATCTTATGCTACAGTTGATGCTGCTAGTCCGACACTGGCATCCGACAGTATTATCTTTGTCAAAAGCGGTATTGCCAAGAAAGTTACATTTGCAGACGCCGTGGCCGACATAGATGGTACTGTAACAAGCACTGGGCTGACTTCAACTGATGGTGTTCTATCAGTAAGCATTAGTGGACTAGATGCAAAGACAGCACCGGTTGCCGCTGATTCTGTTATGGTAAATGACAGCGAAAACAGTGATGTCCTAAAGGAAGTTACCCTAACAAATCTTGCAAAGCCATTAGCTGATGTAATGGCCGGTACTGCAAGTGCAACAGGACTAACCGACTCAAGTGGTGTCTTGACTGTCGCTGCCAAGATTGCTCACCTGGAAAGTGCATTACTTAAAGGCGTATCGACCTTTACAATGTCTTTTGAAACCGGAGAACAAACAACGACCAGAATTTACTTCCCCATGAAAGTGACCGTAAATAAGATTCGGGGAATTGTCATGAAGGCTATAGCCGGTACTGACAATGGTACTATCACATGTGGTAATGCTACGGGAGCTTCTACTGCAGGTGTCATTACGGCAACAGCAAGTGACGCGCTAAATGTAGAGTATGCTGTTTCTCCGTCTACTAACAACGTGGTCTTAGCTGATGGATATTATTACCTAACATCTGCGAAATCTACGGCTGGTGGCAAGGTCCTAGTTAGTCTTGAATGGACCATAACTGCATAGAGGTTATAGTATAACTTCTTTTTTGGTGTATTTATGCGCAATCTTGATGCATATAGAAATGGTCTAATCACATTAGAACAATATCAGGCTCGACTTGCTAACGGAGAAACACCAAATTCGATATACTCATCAAACGAACCTTCTATTATAATATCGGATCCAAACTATACATCAGGAACCACAACAAATACACTGACTTCAGTCTTGAACCCAAGTATTCTATATACTAATACTCAATCCGTTAGCATAAAAAATACCGGAAGCACTAATTCACTCAATGCTACCATTGAATTTTATGTTGCTGGAATACTTAGTAAAACTATAACAGAAACAGTAACACCTTTGAATGTATTTTTTCTGGAAACAAGTTACACTGCCACGGAAATTAATATCAAGGTTGTGGATACTACACCGACAAGTCATACAACCTATGAAATTGGTGTAGTTGCCTTTTAAAAAAAACTTTATCAGGATATCATTAGTCTTGATAATAACTATTATTTATTAATGAGGTGAAATTTATTACTAAACTTATTACGGGAAATCGTGTTGGTACCAAGGCTCTTTACGGTGTTATAGATCCAACCACTTTGGATGCTCTCCCACTCAGTGCAACAGATAATGCAGATGGCACTGCTACACTAAAAATTGATGGGGAGTTTACTGCCTCAATTGATCCAGGGATATTAGCCACATATGCCGGGCAGACGGCGGGGAATGCGAGCCTGGCAAGCATCGATGGCAAGCAGCCTGCTCTTGTTGATGGGCAATCGCCCGTTGTCGCTGGATACAAAACGGTTCGATCCGATATCCTGTTCACCGGCATGGACGCCACGAGCCAATATGATGCAGTAGGTGCGTTGGTCGAAGTGCCAAATTGGGCAACCGCGAATGGTAGGTCGGCAACTATCCGGGAAATGCGAATTTCAGTAAATAATAATGCCATCGCTCCACAATTCGAAGTTCATTTCTTCCGGGCATCGGATGTTACGGTAGCTGCTGATAATGCATCCTGGACCGAGTTAGCCGCTGAATATGCAAAGAGAGCCGGATATATCATCATGCCCGTATGTGCGAAAGCAAGCGGATCAGGAACTATAGATATGGTTCGTGCCCAACTTGATGATTATGGGCAGGGCGCATCGAAAGAGATTTCTTGTGCTTCCGCCAGTTCTTCTATCTGGATCAAGCTTAAGCTCCTGACTTCTGGTATATCTTTTGCATCGACTCCTGGCAATCAAATAGTCCTCTCAATAGTCCGAGAGCAGAGCTGATCATGTCGCATAGAAGGCATGGCGGAAACGCGAATGCTAACAACTTGGTCATCTATCACAACCCACTCGGCTCCCTGACATTCGATCCCACAATCACCACCTCGATCAGCACCACCGTCTATTGGGACACCGAAGTTGGCAGGTTCACCACAACAGGCACCACCCACAATCTGAGCTATACACCGACAGCGGGGGCGAAGGTATGCAAGGTGACAGTGGTTGGTGGTCTCGGATTGGTCTCTGCCGTGGATTTTACGGCAGATGCCATCACAAAAATATCCGGATTATCAAAATGCAGAAACCTGGTATCCTATACACACACCGGAGAAGCATTATACACTGTAAACTTCTCACAACTTCCCCCATCAATTAGAACAATTGTGACGGGGATAGTAACACCCGCGGCTGGATCATTGTCCGAAATATCACAGATCAACACGCTTAACGTTTCTGGTGTCGGTGTAGTTGGAAAAATATCGGATTTAGTGGCATATACGGGGCAATCGCTTCTCCTCCGAGGAACGCGGGTATTAGCTTCTTCGATTGCTGGATTGAATTTATCCACGATAAGAGATATAAATGTTTCCAATGTTGGATGGGATAACAGCGATGCTGACCATGACGCAGATACCGTGATAGATTCGATATATCAGAATAGGACCAGTATAGGCTACGCAACCCCAACACTGGAAATTTTAACGTCAAATTCTGCACCTTCGGGGGATTATGTCGATCCGCTTGTCACACCGGGCAGCGGTAACACTGACGCTAATTGGTTTTGGGACGGTGCTGTAAACCACCATTGGCCGCTTTTGGGAAACCCAAAACGATGGTATTTGACTTATGGGCCGTCTGTGGGTGGAAATCCCGATGCTTTTAGTCGATGGGTCATAACATGAATGGGAGATGCACCCTGGCTGGTGAAAATTGCATTGCGTATGAGGAGTGCATTAATCCCGTATCGATAACTTTTTCCGATTCCCCCTACACCGTTCCATTTGATTTTTCTGAGATAAATGTTAGCACGGCAGGCGGAAATGTCCAAGTAAATGTTCCAGTAAACCGAAAAATAATAATAAACAAAACGTCTTCTGATAACCATATTATAGATGTATACGCCGAAGATGTTCAAATTGGGGAGTTGGATGGAGAATATTCATCGGTTATAATTGAAAACGGTAAAATTATAAAGGACGTTCCTTGGTTTCCTTACGGTGTTATTGTTGGAGTTGCCGGGACCGCGGGCGATGGCGGGGAAATTCTAGCAAAAAACCGATACGGAAAAACCATTTTCCGGGGAATTGCAAACGAGGACGATTCAGATGTTCTTGAAGACGCTATATTAGATAACAGGACAATTTGTATCAGCAGTCCTCTTAAAATAACCCATAGTATTAATATAGATGTTCCGTATACGACAATTTACAGTCTGGCACATTGTATTTTATGGCCCGCGAATGACGCAAATTGTGATATTTTCCACATAAACGGAACCTTTTCGGTCACACTTCGAGATCTGCTGCTGCATGGCAACAAAGAAAACAATGTGGCCGGAAACGGTATTAGAGTATCCGGCGCGGCATATGAAAATATCGGGCCTTGGGTCGTAAAAATTATCGGATGCGAGTGTTTGGGATTTGCAGAAAACGGTATTCTGCTTGGAGATAATCAGCACGTAGTGCAAACAACCGACGTTCTCAATTGCAACTGCGAAAGTAACGGTATTGCTGGAGTAAATGTCCAATTGGGCGCACACATTTCAGTCCAAGACGGGTATTTCGAGGCTAACCAGTACGGAATATCGGCCAATCGTTGCCACACAAGCTCGTTTAGAAACAATGAGCTAAACGCCTGTTCTGAAGCTGGAATGCTAATCCAGCAATGTGAAAGTATGCTGATTGATCGACCTGTGATATATTATATTCCTGAAAACAAATATGGGATAAGATTTGTTGGAGGATCTGATTATTTTTCGTTGCACAACACAATAGAAAATGGAGAATTATTATCCTTCAATAGCGGAGTTCATTTCATCCATTCTGATTCTGGCTCATCTTTGCGTATGACAGTTGAAAATAATCAGTTTTACTCTCGCCAAGACGCCGAAAATGTTTGGGATGTTTATGACTTGGATGGGGCCAACTCCACATATTCCAAGAACGTGTTTCGCTATGGTCGGGCGATTTATGCGCCTGATAGTGTGGATTCGATCATATCCGAAAATCGATTTGTGTTGAATTTGTCTTCGCCGTTGAATGTTCATCAATCCACAATAATCAGTAACAATCTTGGTTACGTCACAAAAAACAACGGTGAGTCGGTTGGGACTGGGGAGGTGCAGGCAGTAGAACATGGCCTCGATATCGTACCAACTAGGCAGCAAGTCATACTCACTGCAGGAAGTGCAACCGCGAATCCATATCACAGCAAAGCCCCAGATGCAACTTATATCTATGTGGTTGCCGGAAACGAGCAGCCGTGGTACTGGAATGTCCCGTGAAACCAATCCTTCTCACTATCACACTGATGGCCATGATCCCGCCCCTCGATGGCTCTCGATAATAGATGAAAATAATCTTCGCGCTGCTCATTGCAGCTCTGATTGCAACCGCTCCGGCAGTTGCTACGAATAGCCCGCCTATAGGCCCATCATCGGGGATCTCTGACGCGACCTATACTTACACATCCGAAATGCCCTTCACTTACAGGATATGAGATAGAGCAGACTTCGGAGTGCATCCGGGCAAAGATAGTCAATTGTTCGGACATCTCCCGGCGTTCTTTTTCAGAATAGAAATGCATTGCTGTTAGGCTCACTGGAAGATTTTTTAGTTGCATGGATTTTGTTTTGTTGTTAGAAGTATAAATAACTTACTGATCCTAATGTACTGGATACAAGGCTAATTGAAGTTTAAGACTATAGGAGAATAAAAATGACATTATTGAAACTGAAGTGCCACGGGTGTGGAGAAGAAAAAGAGACTGAACTGCGACCCAAGGAATTTGTTTGTAAGAATTGCGGGGCCGTAAACGTTGTAGAATATAGTGACAGGTCTTCTGAAGATAGTGCAGGTTGTATTCCGCCAACTGGATTTGAGTGGACCCTACCAGCAGGTATCTTGGAAGGTCCAATGGGTAAAATCTATGTAACTGCTCAAGGTTCTCATATGAGTAAAGAAGAATACATTGATGCGTTTGGACTAGATCCTGAGATAACAAGGGACTGGATGAAAAAAATGGGAACAGAAGGCAAACCAGGATTCTTTAATACGTCTACTTTAGGGAAGAGGAAGAAGTAATGAGAAAGTTTTTAATTATTTTTATAATTATTGGTTTGATAGTGCCCGTTATTGCCCTTGATAACTTTAGTAAAGATCGACCTGGAGATGTCATAAAAATAGGATCTTTACCTGGCGTCAAGAAACTGTCTGGTACAACTGTGGATTCCTTAATAATCATAAGCAGCATGAATCCAGAATTGGTCAAAGAATCTCGATGGATTATGCCTGATATTGGTTATATTACATCCGAAAAGGCGAATGTTGTCCAAGAAGATGACGAAACGCTAACCTTGGCCCAGAAGACATTTTCCACAGAAGCAGTACCTGATTTACCAAAGTCGGTGGGCAACAATACAACATCAAGCAAAGAAGTATTTGTTATCAGTGAAAATAACACAGGGAGCATGATTTATTTATGAGACAATTTTTTGTTAAGAAAGCAGGTGGTATTCACAAAGTAGACTTCAACGAAGGTTTTGGAGCAAATGAACGTTCTGAACTCCTCTTTTTTGAAGGTACTGAAGATAAAGGTCCGTGGTATTTTGATAATGTTTTGACTGAGGAACGCATGGAAAAGGCAGTCAAAAATGACTGGATAGTTTTTATGAAGAGACCAATTATTTAGGAGTAATCCATATGGGAATCATTGAAGAAATTGTTGCGAAGGGCCTAACTGAGGCATGGGGTCTTATGACTCCGGAACAGAAGAATGACATCAAGATGGGAATGAAAGCAGGCGAAGCAGGTCTTGTCAAGTTCAACGCCATAACAGCCGACGACAAGGTAGACCCTGCTGAACTCGAAAGTGTTATTGTGGAAATTTTGACTGCCTCTGATTCAATGGCTGGTCGTGCCATCCAAGCGTATTTGTGGTCCTTGTTTAAGAGTGGTTAAATGCTAGATTTGGACCAAGACCTCTCAACAAGGTATAACTTAACTGTTTACATGTTGGGAGCTGTAATCGTTATTGTGCTTGCAGTAATGCTTTTAAGTGCTTTTAATATTGAGACACCAGAATTTGTTTCAGGTGTTGTCATAATGGGCTTTATTACCATGCTCAAGGACGCATATATGTCATATTTTAAGGCTCGCGAAGACATTCAGCAAGCCAAAACCGAAGTTGCTAAAATAGAAGCAGCTAAATAAACTTTTTACGGGGTGTAACATGAAAAAAGCTTTAATTATCGCTATTGGGGCATATCCTTCACCTTATCAGATAAGGTCTCCACCCAACGACCTAACCAATTGGAATACAACTTTACTGGGTCGAGGTTTCACATCCATAACCCAGTTAACAGAAGCAGGTGCAACGCGAGCAAACATTCTAACCGCTATGAATGCGTTTGCTTTAAGCATTGGACCAAATGATTCCGCTGTATTTGTATTTAGCGGGCATGGTGCCTACCTTACGGATGACAATGGCGACGAATTAGACGGCCGCGATGAATGCATAGTCTCAGTTGATATGCAACCTGTTCGAGATGACGAGATATGGACAATACTCGGTCAAATTCCATATACGGCTGTTTTGGATGTTGTTCTAGAATGCTGCTTTGCCGACAACAGTACAACTAATCGTAGGTTATGGGCCGCTTGCTTGGAAGGTGAAACTTCCTATGAAGTTTTATCAGGTGGTCTCTGGCAAGGCATATTTTCACTATATTTGTGCTGGGCATTGAGAGCATATCCTGGTATTCCGGCATCTACGGTAATTGCCGTGGTTTCATATTATGTTACTAGACTGATTCCAACTCAACATCCACAACTCAAGGGCAGTAACTTAGGAAATGTACCATTTTAGAGGTTCTATGAATGGTGATACTCCGTTGGATGGTCGTCTATTAGTATTAGAGTCGGATTCTAGAAGACACGATGATGAACTCAAGGAACTTGGCAAGCGAGTCAGTGCCGTAGAATCTGATACTCATGGAATACCTAGAATCGAAAAAACTATGGAAGATGTACTAGCTCAGTTAAAAATTCTAAATGACTGTCGCATAGCAAGTGAAGCCGAGGCTAAATCCAAAATTTCTTGGTGGGAAACACCTTGGGGCCAGAGGCTATGGGACATAATCAGGGCAGTTGCCTTGGTAGTTGCGACTCTCTTATTTGCTATGAACCAGCATTTAATGGGGGTAAAATAATATGCTATCTTTTTTGCAAGTGTTATACTTAACGATTATTTTAATCGCAGTATTATCACTTGTTTATGTTTGTAGGTATTTTAAGGAAACTGGCAAGATACTTCACATCTGGAAGATGATGTGAGTGAAGTTGGGATTTGTTTTATTTTTATTAATTTCGGGGGCAGTTGCACAAGATTTACTACCTAGTTTAGGTGTCCCTTCAGAAGTCGTTTTATCACCTCCACTAGAATCAGTACCTAATCCAGTTAGTGTTGGAGAAGAACATCCAATAATATTTCCACCAGAGCAAGTCAGTGATGCAAATAACCTATTGGAGTCAAAAGCCGAGGAAGTTTACCATGATTTTTATGCCGAACAATTAATCGTGGAGCAGAATCAAGCCGCCTTCTTGTATGACAATTGGACGCTAAATTTAACAAACTCAACTGGATTATTTTACGCTTAATATGACTCCAAATGAAATTACTCTTGATATAATCGCATTTATTGATCGAGTAATCTTACAATTAGAGGAAAAAGTTGACCTAAAAATAAATGCCCTACGAGAAGAGTATAAAAAATCCGAACGTCTTTTGCATGATACCAAAACTGAGTTGGAAAAGCGGCTCGACGAAATGAACAATTTTCGCGATCAGTTAGGTAAACAAGCAACAACATTCACGACAGCAAAGGATGTCGATGAGAAAATAAATTTAGCCTTGTCGAATAGAAATGCCACAATTGTTAGTATCCAAACCCAGATCAAGTTTATGTGGGCGTTGCTTGTAGCATTACTATTGCTTTTTGTAAGTGAATATATAAAAAAGATTTAGGCTACAACTGCCGTAGCAATTGTGCCTACGCCATTGGTAAGATATACTTTGGTACCAACTTCGAGCGGACATCCACAGGAATCCTTAGCAGGTACAGTTACTGCATACTTGAAGTAGCCAGGCTGAACTTCGTCGTAACCGTCTGTGGCTTCGGGATATGGATTACCAGCAAGAACCTTAGTATAAGGCAGTTTGGCAACATCTACTGCATTGAAGGCTCCGTTCCCATTAGACTCCTTAGTGATCAGTCGGAATCCACCGATGTCACGCGGGGTAGTGCCCAAATTCATGATCGTGATGCTGTTTGGTGTTGCCTTCATTATGATCTTGGACCCAATTGGATCTGGCATACCAACGGTATCTGTTTCCTCAGCAGTTGCAGTCACCATGCTCAACATAGCGATTACAAGAATCGCTCCGATTGTCTTGTAGTTGGACATTTTGTTTTCCTCCAGTTTTGCTTTTTAACAAACACTACTTAGTGCTTATCTTATTTAAGCCTTTTGGTCGTGTCTTTCTTGTTCAAACTTTAACTCAACAATAAGTAAGTGGACCTAATAGTATTTAAACTTATTGGTCATAAGTTAGTATATTTATTACTATAATTTTATATAATTAATATTTTTCATTTGCTAGTAATTGATTTTAACTAAAATTATTAGTGTTTATTATTATTATTTATACTTTATTTTATAGTATATAAAGAGTAATAGAGTAGTAATATATAGTTATATTAGTAGTAAATCAGTATTAGTAAGTAATAGATATATAGTAATAGAGAAGAAATAGAAAATAATTAGAAATAAAAAAGCTTGTTAAACCCTCTTAAGTAGGAATTATTTTGAAGGTAGGTCAAATCAACTTACCAATATTGATTTTAATGTTTTGAGTATAGGGTTAGGTACTATATATGACTCTTGGTTATTTCCAATGCACAGATTGTGAACTGCTTTACAATGAGTCTAATTGGATGTGTCCAAATTGCTTGGCAAAATATAAAGAGTTATTAGAAGAGGAATCAGACAGTTTGGACAAAAATTATAAAAAAAATAATATTTAACCATGACATATTGGAGTAGCACCTTCATTATCGTAGTGTCCAAACACCATAAGTTTACCATTTCCAGTGTAAGGATAGACCCAAATATGCTTATTGTAGATAGAAAAATTTGATATTTCGCCTTGTTGCTTAAGTTCCTTGAGCATTTGGGCCAATTTTATATTAGTACATCCAAGTGCGTTTGCTAGGTTGGCTATTTTATTTAGTGTTGCTTCGGGAATGTCGGACATGGCCAGACCTCTTCATAATGCCACTGAACTTCAACTGGTATAATACATGGATTTTGTTGACAATTTGCACCCCTAAACACAATATCTCCTGGAACTGGTCTTCTAATTTGATCATAAATCCAGCGATATTTTGATTCAGAGCAGTCTCCTTTTCGGCGGGCATTTTCCAAGGTCTCTGCTATGGAAATATGATCAACAGAATGATAGTGATCAATTAGGCGGTTAAGTTCGGCTATTAGATTAGTTTCTTTTACATGCAGTGGATCTGGGTAATAAGTGGTGTACCCTGTGTCCCAATTAGTATTAACATTACCAGATGAATACCAATGACGAACATTACTAATGTCTGTCCAGGTGGTCGGCATCAGTAGCCACCTACTCTGGAAATATCGGCCATCAAGGGCTTAACAGCTGGTACAGGAATTGTATCTGGTTTCTTTTCGACTGGTTTTTCTTGCAAAATTTCTTTTTTCTTAGTTATAATTTTCTTGGCTTTGCTCTGCTTTTCTGGTATTGCTTGATCACTTACTATTATAGTGTATTTTGTCTTCTTTTTGGTCATTTCTCTTTTCTGTAAAGACTCAACTTGGAGTCTACCAGATTGTATTCCTTCCAGGATTATTTTTAGTTCGTTATTATTTTCGGACATTATTTTACTCCTTGGTAAATTCTTTAAGATCAGGCATACTGAGTTATCAATTGTTTTAAGTATTTAAAGGTTTTGGACAAGCCCATATTTAAACATTATGCTATTTTCCACATTAGTACTTCAAGAATATATACTTTTTGGCTATAACTTTATATTCAAAATTTGCGAGCCAAAAACTATTTATACTACACTTTTAAAGTAACTGTTTGGAGGTAATTAAATGATGAGAGAAATTAAAGGCAAAGCTCCGAGAAGTTCCGAGCGCAAACAAGTTGGCAACGCAGATTGTGTGTTGAATCCGTACGCAGAGAACATTATTCCCATAGTAGAGGACCATATTCACGCAGTAAAGTGTTACGATAGGATTAATGGCCCACTTCAGCGCAATACAATATATGTAGATTGCCAGGGCACCGTTTCACTAAACGTGATCGGGGAGTATAATATGAGCATCCCAAATGACCTACCTGGCATGTACGAGGGTATGGCCGAGCATCTTAGCAGACCAGAAAGCGAGACTGAACTATATTGTATGAGTAAGACTGTAATTGAGAACAGCCTTTCTGGGGAACGGGCCCAAGTTGCCAAAATCAATGGACATATAGTGGGGTATTATCTGCCCAGACTCAATACTTGGCTCACGACTAACTGGACTTGGCATGTCCAGTATATGACCATGATTCTGGCATATGCTTGGCCACAATTTGTTGAAGCATTTAGTATTCCAGTATGTGAGGACAGTTTCTCTGCCGAGAAAAGAAGCGGACCAAAAGCCAAAAGAATCGAGGTAACAATTGGTTGTGATCCCGAATTCGAGACAGTGAAAAATGGTCGGATTGTGCGGGCAGACACCATTGTAAATCGTGATAATGCAACGTCGTCCCATACGGAAATTGGTCTCGATGGATCTTGTGCTCAGGTAGAAGTTCGTCCGCAGCCTTCTAAAAATCCTGGTAAGGTAGTGAAAAACATTCGCGATCTTATGAAAAAGTTTGCTATTCAATACGAGAATATTGACCTGACAGATGGTGGAAATCACTATCCTCTTGGAGGACATATTCACGTAGGAGTCGGGCAATCTGTGGAAATTGATCGCGAACTCTGCATGATTCTAGATGACTTTATTGGAAGACCCACACTGGAACTGAGTGGAAGCGCCCGCGAAAATTACAAACAGTTGGGGGCACATCGGTCACAGCCTCATGGTTTTGAGTATCGAACTCCGCCATCAGCCGTCTACCAGAACCCACAGATTGCATATATTGTCTTTAAGCTTGCGAAAAATCTGTCCGAGAAGTACTTCAATCAGGAGCAACTTAAGTATGAGGAGAGACCTACCATCCAAAATTATGTGGATGTTGGCGGGCTAACCGAAAAACAAGCCACCTACTTCATGAAATTCATTAATGAGTATAAGCCAGAAACCTCATTGAGATCTGCATGGCACGTTAAGCCCGCTCCCATAGGAGTGATTGATAGGAGCAATATTGTAGTAGAGTTCCACGATGAGTGGGCTCCAGGAACTTCTCAGATTCTTATGGACGAAATCATTGACGCGATTAATCCAAGTATTCCCGTCACGATTTCGTTCTATGGCCTGAGTGAGGAACGTGGTTCAGATAGGTGCACACTGGCGGTATCAGGATTTGATAGGATACCCACGGAACGCTTGCCAAAACCGCATTGGTCTGGAAATGTTCTGAATGTAGGAGTTTCGCGTAATCGACGCTTGGACATGGGTAGTTCAAGACGGAGAGAAATAGTGAGGACTGTCCGCCAAATGATAATCGAATATCTTATTCGCGAAGGTGGCCAACTGCTATGAAGAAAAAAGTAGTAGGCCAACACCCATTTATTTCTTTAGAGAATCACAACAGTTTGGCTGAAGAAATGTCATCAATTGTAGCAGAAACTAGTGCATACTTCGCGGTGCACAGGTCACACTATACCTTATATGGGCGGGATGATCTGGTAGAAAACGGGCTATACACATATCCGAGGTTCCGGTTGGGTATAACCAGGATGGGCGAAATCAACATAGATCATGTGAATGTTCGAGATGAAATATTCTATGAAAACATGAATATGAATGTGTATGATGGACAAGAACCAGTAATTGTTATCCGAGTAAATGGGAAATTTGCTGGTTATTACTTGTCTAGGATAAATACGATATTGGCTACTGATTGGACCCATAATGAAGAGACGGTGGCAACCTTCCGGGAAATTTGGCCACGACTTGTGCAAAAACTTCACTTGACCCCGATTAGTCAAGATAAGAGGACAAAGACCAAGAAAATTGAGTTTGACAAAGTTACAATTGGAGCAGATCCAGAGTTTGAATTAGTAGATCCAACCAGTGGAAATGAGGTCCTTTATGCAGAGGACCATATAGAGGATTGTTGGGAGGACGACGACGAAGATTCTGATGGTAGTGATCTTGGAGTAGATGGAGCAGGCGATCAAGTTGAATTAAGACCAGCTGCAGGTGATCCCAGAAAAGTCGTAAGCAACATTAAAAAGTTGTTTAAAAAATTCTCCCAAAAGTACAGCCAATATGACCTATCCGACCAAGGTGATGATTATCCATTAGGTGGTCATATTCATGTTGGGATTGGTAGGTCTTGGAGACCAGATGCTGGTCTAATCCAAATCTTGGATGACTTTGTGGGCAGGGCTGTAATTGAACTGAGCGGGACTGCCCGAGACGAATATAAGAAGCTTGGCCAAATTAGAACCCAGCCTCATGGGTTTGAGTACCGGACAGCGCCAAGTGCAGTCTTCCAGAATCCAGCAATCACGTATATTACACTAAGGTTGGTACAAAACCTCTGTGAAAAGTACTTCCAGGAGCATACTTTAGAATACGAAAGCAGACCCACAATCCAAGACTACATTAATGTGGGTGGCTTGACCAAACAGCAGGCAAATTATTTCGTAAAATTTATATCAGGCTATAAGCCAACCAAAAGTATAAAAGCTAGTTGGCATGTTGCTGAGCAAGTCGAGGTAAAACCACCACTGGTCACTGTAATATTCAGCGATAAGTGGAGTCCTTACGTAAGACAGTGGATCAAAAAGTATATAAGCGAGAAAGTCAAAGTTAGTTTGCCAATAACTATAAAAATGTATGGTCTTGGTCATCAACGAGGCGTAAATTTATGTACGATTCCGACAAGCAAGACAACTGTAGTGAGTAGTATTCCACATCCAGTATGGAATGCATCTAGTAGGACCCTTCAAGTTGGGTTGTCTTACAATAGGCGTACCTCAGAGGGATTCAGTACGTTGTTTGGTCAAGAACTAGTAATCGGGATTACAACATATATAAATGAATATTGCAGGTGAAAATATGTGTATAATAGCAATTTGTAAAGATCGGAAGTTGACTAATTGGGAAATTCATAACTGCTTCACGAACAATAGTGATGGAGCAGGATTTGCTTATGCTTGGCATGATAAGGTCAGGATTAACAAGGGTCATATGACCGAGGAAGACTTTATCGAGGCATATGCCGATATGAATGTCTTACCTCATGTAGTACATTTCAGGACCACAACATCCGGAGGAGTTAGTCAAGAACTTTGCCATCCATTTAACATAGACGAACATAGCGAATTAGTAGTAAATGATCAAGTTGAAGTACCAGTATTGTTCCATAATGGAGTGATCTTTGACTGGATGACCTTAACCATGAACATGGTGACCAGCGGACAAATCGAGATGCCAAAGGGCCCCATGAACGATACTAGAATGGCTGCAATAATGGTCGCGACTCTGGGAGATGAAGTCTTGAATCTTCTGAGCGGTAAGTTCGTAGTCGTGGATCCAACAGGTGTTATAACTCGTTGGGGTTCCTTTGAGAATGAACGTGGCATCCTATTCTCAAATGACGGGTACAAAAGGGTAAGTTACGTATACAACAACAAGAACGTAGGTAAGTGCAAAGGGGGTGTTGGAACGCACAAAGCCTATAATGATTTCTTGGACAAGTATTACGATGAGGATACTCCGAATAGGGCGTTGCCAGGAGGAGGGATGTGTGGATAAAAGCAGAACTGAATTTAACTTTTTTATAGCATGACTTTATATAGTATTAACACTAATAAGAGTATATGTTAGATTTATGGTGTAAGCGAACTTTGTTGCTCCAACCCAAATCGGATATGTCATTTTAACTCATCTCCAATACAATACTAGTACCTTTGAGAATATATAACTTACGGTTGAAAATAAGAAAGGTTTTATAAAAAAGTTAAATTATTCTACAATAATACTCTTTTTAACAGGATGAGCAGTAACCATCTCACACCAATCTGTTCCGAATCCAGGATCTTCTTTAAGACTTTCCTTTACTATTTCTAGTCCTCTCGGATCTCGATATTTTACTTTCACTTGGAAAGTTACTGTTAGAATCGCCTCCTTTTGAGGCATTTCTTTTATTGGAACATTATGTCCAATAACCTCAGAAACTCTGCTCATTCTATATCTCTTTTTTAGAATAGGTACTGCTTCGACGTTAGAAATAGGTTTACCTGCATCAAACTCTGTTGTATATGGTCCATATTCTGTTTTTGGTATTAAATGCCAGTATCTATATTTTTCTATCATGGTTAGTTTACCCTCTTAAATACAAAGTTCATGAATTTTTGTTACAAGTAGATCTACTTTGCGTGGGACAAGTCCGGGAGCCGAATTTAATTCAAAGATTGTTACTCCTGTTCTGCCATCTGGTTTGCGTACGGTTGCACAATCTATGGCTCCAAAATCCAAGCCACACTTCTCGATGGAATCTCGGGCTGCTCTTTTTAATTCTGAATTTATGTCAGCGACTCTTACCCACCTGAAGAAGCAGCCAGCCTGATGATTCCTGATCATAATGTTTGGTGCAGGACATTCTTTAAGAGACGCCTCGATAATTCTATCTTTCAGAATGAAGAGCCTAAATTCATCGATTTTTTCAACCTTTTCTTGGATGTAATGTCCTGCTGGATCGAACCTCCTTAGTTCCTGTAAGTTATTCACAACATAGAAGAATTTACCCTGAAAATGGGTGTTTTTGCGCACGATTATAGGAAAGGTTATATCGCCGCGTAGGGCCTGGTCCCAAGGGATTAGTTTAGGCGTCGGGATATTATGCTCCATAAGGAGTTTCTTGCACCTGGGCTTGTTAGATGAGGTCCTAACGGCTTCCAACTTATTAATTATATTCATATCCTCTGGATCGGGTAGAGAAGCATTCCCATAACGTAAGACTATACCTTCCCCTCTGATACCTTGCTCACTATAGTCAGTTTGCAATGCGCGAGCTAATGCCCTTCCGGTTGGTCGGGCTTTTCTGCATCCTAATACTGTCACTTAATTCACTCCTACAAATCTATAGTTAGTGTTAGACTTTCATTATTAAATACTTTTTGGTTCGCTTTTTCTATGCTTGCTTTTCTGCATTCTTCTGAGCAGACAAATCTCTCAATATCAAGGTCAACGAAGTGCGTATCGTGACCACAATTATCACAAGGTCCATGTATATACCGGAAGTGCATCAAGGAACTGCCTAAATCTTCTGCACGATCGGCATTTGGATATAGTTGAATGTATTTCAATTTGCATCGCCTTTTACTTAATGATTTTACTAGGATAAATACTTTACGCCAAGCAGATCGTAAAACCCAGAACTTTACCTTCCAATATGATTAAAGTTCTTCAAGGTGCATTATGGCTGACGATCCTTATGGCGAGTTAATTAGTTCCTTTGGAACATATTATAGGTTCCTATCGGTTCAGGACTACGACGAAGCTCACGAAGCAGTACCTATCCACACAGACGCTGACATCCTATATGATAGTTTTGGCATATATGCCGATCTGGCTGCAGATGAATTAAGCAGTCTGTTGGCTTCTCGGAGCATCCCTTATGAGACCCTAACAGACAATCAAATCAGCGCACTTATTTGCCATTTGGTAGCTGACACCTTTGAAAAAGGGAACCCAGATTGGTCGTTTCGTTCACAATCCCAAGCCCCCGGTGTTAGTTTTAGCAGAGGCGAGGATACAGGACCAAGACTTGCATTAAAAGCCATGCTGGATACAATTGAAAATGCTTATAGAAGATCTGTGGTAAGTGGTGGTCGAGGAGCAGCAATTATAATTAATCGTATTGAGGATGCTAGGAAATATCCAAAACGCTGGAAACGTTCTGGAATTCCTGCATATAATGCGTCGGAAGATGGGTATGACTCTGAAGACGTTGAGGATATGGGAGTTGATTACAATAGCCCAAATGAGAATTCTGCTTGGTGATTCTTATTTACACTTTTTTAGGTAAACCTGGTAAAATGTACGAGATGAAATTGAACTATAAATGCGAATTTAATGGCCAGGATAACAAGTGTGATAATGAAATAACTTCCAGTAAAAAAGACAAATATGATGTTCCAAAATTACCGAATGGTGAAGTAGATTTAGACGCAAAATTACCAGATGGAACTTATGTTCATAACTTCAGTTCTGGTGCAGAATATTTTAAGTCAAAGGAATTTAAAGAAAAGTCTAATCCTTTAATAACAGAAAGACAAGCCCATTATTTACGTGAATTTACTGATATGGGATCAAAATCTGTTAATGATATATTAGAAAAAGGAAAAGAATATACATTAGAACCAAATGATTTTGATGCTAGAATGTTAAAAAATGTAGATAATGCAATGAGAAATTCTGTTCTAGACAAAGATCAGACCTTATATATGGGACTCGATTTAAAAAGAGCAGAACTATATGAAACAACAATACCAGGGGAACTTATAAAATTTAAGAGATTTAGTTCGACTTCTAAAAAACTTGATCAGGCTGCTAATTTTGCTGTAGGTGGATGGGGATCTGGTATAAAATTAGTGCCTAAAACAATATTAGAAATCCAGGCACCCAGTGGTATTCATGCAATTAACATGACACCTTACGCAGAGCCTAACTCGTATAAAGAAAAGGAGCAAGAAGTTTTATTAGATAGAGGAATTTCTTTTGAAGTTGTAGATAGTTATAAGAAAGATAGATTTAATATTATAAAAGTAAAGGTCGTAAAGGGAGTGGATTAATTTGCCTTATCCTAAACGCGTCCGTTATACACATCGGTTGACCCTTTACAAAAACATCAGTGACATCTTTAATGGTCCAATAGCCTCAACAATGACAGGCCTATCTTATCCAACCGAGGATTTCAAATTAGCACTAACCTCGTCAGGAATTTGTCGGGTAAAGGTTACTGGCTTATTGGATGGTGTATCTGTTACAGAGCGTATTTCATTTGGTGAAGCAGGTACCCAGTATTCTCTTAACACTTTTGATACAATTTCGACACTGACTTCTAATTATTTTGTAGCAGGGACCACTTTACAGGTACAGGCCGTGGACTCTGTTGGAATGCCCCTAGTCTGGAAACAAACTTTTGGTCCGTATGGCGCGGAATTTGGTCAGATGGGTGGAATGAGCGCCCAAATCCAAGCCAATGAACTAGGCTTGGGAAGCAAGATTATTCATTATTGCCGAGTGGAGCGAGCTGCCCCAGTTAGTCGAGATATGACATTTACGATTAGTCCAAATTATCCAGATCAGGTGTTCGTTCCAGTAAGTGATTTTGAGAATATATCAGCGCCGCCTTCATACGTTCCACAGGAATTTGCGTTTCGTGCGGTTGCTAAGTATGTTGGTGAATGATTTTGACTTCTCAAATTGAGCCCACTATACAATTTATTTTAGATGAATTACACCAAGACAGTGAACTCGTTACCCTCTGTGACAATCAATTCTATACAGGGCTGCTCAGAACCCCAGTTACACTAGTTGCACCTCACTATACAAGAGTTGGTATTCTTTACACTAGTGATAGTGGAGATGGCTGCTTCTTTACCCAAGTCCGAGATTTTGACAAGCTTGACATTAACATAGTCATAAATGTGGTCTGTGGCTTAGGAGAAAACGATAATCATTGTCGAAAAGTTGTGGACACTATTGCAAATTTGTTTTCACTCCATCGAAAGAAGGTCACAGAAGATTATAAAATTTATATAAACAAAATAAGTACTAAAATAGAATCCACTGAGCAAGCCCATTGGGTGGGTACCATCACAATGGATGTTGAATATTATTTTCCTGTTCCAGATATTCAGTGAATTCTCGGTGGTCTTTAAATTCAAATATATTAAATCTTGTGTAATGATATTTATTATTATGCCGTATCATATTATCAATACAATATTGTAAACAGTCAGAATCAAGTTCACTATTAAACCACTTGTCTCTGTCTCTTCTAAACGACCAGAGTTTATTACGTATTTTTGTTGCTATATAATATTTTATTCCTAGTTCGGGTTCGCCTACTAGGATCCAATTGAATCTCATTACGTAAAGTTTATCTAAATTAAGGATATTCAAGATACCATCTTGGTTAAGTTTGATTTCTTTCATAGTGTATCTCTCCATTGGTTATATTCTTCTTGATCGTTAAATTCCAACAGCTGACTTGCATTAATGAATCTTGGTCTTTTGCATTTCTTTAGGCAACCTTCTACAACATATTGCAGGTGCTTTTCATTATATTCTCCGAAATAGCCATAAGTTCCGCCATTTTGACGTTCGTATCTCCATAAGCCTAGTGATAATTCTTTTGGAAGGTAATATTTTATTCCTCTCATCCATGTTTCTTCTGGTACCTGATCCCAATTAATTATTAGACAATATATTTTTCTAGGATCGATTATGTTTAGGGTACCATCAGGATTTAGGGTGATTTCTTTCATTGAGATGCCTTCCAGGTTTCGAATTCAGACATATCCTTGAACTCTGCAATAAAAAAAGCAGTTTCTTGGTAATCTCTTTTCAAGAATATCAAACACTGCTCAATTACGTATTGTAGGTCTTTTACTTGAAAACTTCTGAAAGTATGTCCACCTTCTCTTTCAAATATCCAATAGTTGGTTGATTTCTTTTTAGGGAAATAATATTTAATTCCTTCTATACCATAACTAGCATTTCCCCAGTCAACTCGCAGGACATAAACTTTATGAGGATCCAAAATATTCAGAGTGCCATCAGGATTAAGTTCTATTTTTCTCATTGATTTTCTCTCCAATTATTAAATTCTTCAAGGGAGTTAAACTCATATACATGATACTCAGACCAATGCGGATCTTGGCAATTTTGTAGATATTTTAATACGGCTTCTACTAAGTATTGAATGTATTTACCAAGTACCCATATAAAATTTGACGTGGCACCAATACGCCGAAATTCTAAGCCGCCCCGACTTTCCACAGGAAGATAATACTTTTTGCCGTGATACTCTGGTTCCTCATATGTCCAATTCACTTCCAGAACATAGGTTTTTCTAGGGTCCAATATGTTGAGAACGCCATCTGGATTCAATTTTAACTCTTTCATACAAGACAATATTTTGCTATACCTATTTATACTTTTTGCATCGTAAAACACGTTCTTTTGCCTTCCAATATGATTAAAGTTTTCCAAGGTGACTTTCTTTGACAAGACTTATTGATTTATTCCGGGATGGCCAACTCTCCCTGAGCGAGTACCAGACCTATTTGGATTTGGGCTTTCAACCAAGTGAAAGCGTTCAGTTAAATTCAGGACGCAGTGCTGAATTAGTAACCTTATCTTATATGGACTTAGGGGCTGGAAGGTCTTGGACTGTTAAGGCTGGCGAGACCCTGATGGGCTATATTGGACCAAGTACCGACCTCACAAATGCTGGTTCTATAACAAATTCTGGTGATATTCTTTTCCAATATAACCAAGGTACAATAATTAATACTGGAACTATAACAAACATAGGTAACTTTACATTAAAATCATTATAAACAAACTTTGGTGATTATTCTTGACAGGAACTCTAATAATGGATGGCGGAAGCCTAACATCAGATGTAGCAAAAACAGATTTTCAGGTACAGGTTCTACTTGCACCAGCTGTATATTCTACAGGAACATGGACAGCAAGCCTGAGCTCAAATGTCCTCTTGGTAACAAGGACACCTGCAAACACCACGGAATATTACCAGATGCCTATAATATTCCCATGTAGGACAACTGCTCTGAAGGGCGCCAAGCTAAAATCTGTGACTGTTGTCGTAGCCTTGGGCGGAACTCTGGATACGACCAATGACGATTTTGAAATCAACATTTTGAAAGTTACAACTCCGACAGAGGGCTCTGCACCAGTAGGATCTGTTCTTGCAGGAGATGAAGCAGAAGATTGGGCCGCTGCATATGATACTAAAGCCGAAAGACTTGTCGTGGATGATCATACATTTGTCGTGACGATACCAAGTGATGAGCAGGCTTATGCAACTGCCGGTGAACAATACTATGTCAAGATCAAGGTTAAAGATAACGGCAATGCTGATTTGACTTGCGTATTAGAAGGTTGCACTGCGCAATTTGATGTAAACTATTTGTAAATTTTATTAAATTTTTCAAGGAGTATTCAGGAAAATGGCAAACGTAGGTGTTATAAGCACAGCCAAGGGCGAGCAATTCACATCAGCACATGTTGCATCTTTTGCTAGGGCGGACCAAGGATATTTTGTCATCAGCGGTTGCGATTGTAATCAATCCGGAACTCCTGGAATGTCCGTGGTAGTTGACAGTGGTTATGTGCAGGTTGCCTATTCTACGGAAAGAAAAACTGTAACTGGCGGTACCTTAACCGTCGCAACTGCAGATGCAACTTATCCAAGAATTGACGTAATTTATGTGAATACAGCCGGAACTATCTCGATTTATGCTGGTACGCCTACAGCTATTTCTCCCTCAAGTAAGACCGACTTTAGACAAATGGCAACGCCGGCACCTGGAAGCAGTATTCCAAATGGTGTTATTCTGGCCTTGGTTTACGTAGAAGCAAATGCCACAACTATTTTGAATGCCGCGATTTTGGATATTGCGTCCTACGGGCCATATTGTGTTGAGGCTCCAACAGGTACAACAACCTCGGGATATGTCCCTCAGTGGTCTGCAACTGCGAAGACATTAGGGACTGGCTTGGCAGTGGGCACTAGTGCAAATAACCTGATTCAATTAAATGCAAGTGCCCAGATACCAGCAGTAAGTGCGGCATTAGTTACTGGACAAACCAAACAAATCATTACGACAATCGATGGCGGCGGCTTCGCAATTGGAACCGGAATTAAATCTATTGTTCCTGTTGATTTTAATTGTACTATCACAAAGTGTACCCTGATAGCGGATACCACTGGCTCATGCGTCGTAGACATCTGGAAAGCTGCTTATGCTAACCTGCCCGCAGCAGATGGAAACAGTATAACAGCAAGTGCAACCCCTACAATTTCTTCTGCAATTAAGTATCAAAATAGTACCTTAACGGGCTGGACAACTGCAATCACATCTGGTGATTCTTTATACTTCAATGTAGATTCTTGCACAACTATTACACGACTCACAATTAACCTAACGGTCGTGACGACTTAAAATGGCCACAATAGTATTACATCCAATAGCTAATATCAATACTGAAGTTCTTACACCAACTGGTGGTACTAACTATGCAAATCTTCAGTCTAATGATAGTTTTACAACCAACAACAGAATAGTGAGTAGTTGGGCTGCTGTTTCCGGATTAGATGTATACTGGCTTCCAATTTTTGCACTGGGTACCATTCAATCAGTATCCGTTACACAAATTACCTATGGTGCTACTGGAGGAGTTTGTTGGAACGGTCTTAGGATTCCTAGTGCAAGTGGTATCACTGATTATATCAGTTCGCATACGGCCACTTCATCTTCTTGGCAAACATATACTGATACTTGGAACACAAATCCCGCAACTGGTGCTGCTTGGACTATACCTGAATTGGCAAGTTGCTTGCTTTTATTAAAGCTTCAAGCAGAATTTGGAAATCAAACTTGGTGCACAGAACAGTACGTAACGGTGACTTATACACCATTTGGGGCAGCATCTGAAATTATTTACCCAACTGGTAATGGATCATATACACAAATAACATCGCAAACACCAAGTTCTACGAATCATTATGACAAAGTAGATGATAGTATTGACTCGCCTGATGGAGATAGCACAACAGTTAGTACATCAAGCACATCTGCCTTAGTGGATACGTATGCTCTTAGCAACCTTTCATCTGGTTCGGTGTTAAGAATTAATGCGGTTGCTGTGATATTCCGAGGCAGGAACGCTTGGACATCAGGACCAAATTCTGGATTCGGAAAAGCGACTGTATATACAAATGGTGGCTTGGCGTACGGAATAGAACGCGACTTAAATGGTAATCCAGATATTTCACTGAGTTATTCCTATACAACATGGGGCGAGGTCTGGACTATTAATCCAATTACTGGTGTTGCATGGACCAGAGCCGAAGTTGACGCACTAGAAGCAGGTGTTACATTAAGATCAAGATCTGGTGGATTTATTACATATTGCACGCAAGTAACTGTTATTGTTTCTTATACAGTTGATCAAGCACCTTCTGTACCATCGACTCCCTCTGGGACAAGCAATATAAGACCACTAAATTCCTATTCGTATTCAACATCGACAACTGATCCAGAAAGTGACAATATCTATTACACCGTTGATTGGGGAGACACTACTACAACGGATAGTGGCTGGGTATCCTCTGGAACATCTGCTGGTTTATCACACACATGGTCTACACCTGGAACCTATTCTGTGAGAGCAAAGGCAACTGATTCCTTGGGTGCAGTTTCGTCTTGGTCAAGTACTTTGACAGTCTACGTTAAGGCAATCGGCGGGACAACCACCATAATTTGTGGATGATCATGACCCTGGAAGATATCGCTGAAAGTATTGGCATGGATTTTGAAAACAAGATCAGGGAAAAGATCTTGTCTAACGTTCCACCTGAGAATGCTCCAAGCACTATCGCTGCGAAAGGATCTTCACATACCTTAATTGACACAGGAGAACTTCTATCAAGCATCACCCACCTAGTGGAACAAAGTCCCACAGGCTTAACAATAACATCTGGAGTTCTTAACGAAGAGATTGCCAAAAAAGCAGCGCCAAACGAATACGGAGTCATTTGGGAAAATAGGCCAAGGAAAGGTACGTCTGAAAAGGAACATGGCCCTTGGTTTATTCCGCCCAGATCTTTTATTCGCAGCACTTACGATGAGAATATCGAAGAGGTCCTTGATAACGCCCAGGAACAGCTTTACAATTATGTTTTTAAGAAGTTAAGTAAGTAAAGAAGAAGTTATTAAAAATTTATAATGATTTTTTAACAAAATTAGGAAAAAAATAAAAATGAATACTACAAAAGTAAAATATGAGGAATCTTTATTGTCGCTACGATGAATGTCACGGAACTGAATGGTTCTGGCCCAACCGCTACAGTCATTACACAGGGCCGATATTGCACAATGGACAGCTATAACCCTGGATTGAGTAATCCTTGTGTTGTACCTGCCACTGGCTTAAACTATTCCTACTGGAAGACCCATAATATTGCATTTTCTGGTGACTTTACCCAGATCAGCAACATTAGATGGTACACTTCTGGAGCGGTACGAACTAACTGGGCGCTAGGCACTGATGGTGGTCTCTTCGTTGGCGTCAAGTCGACTGGAGATAATGGCATGCCAACTGGCAGCTATGACCAAGCAGATGGTGTCCTGGGAACATCTGGCTACGACATGGATGACGTAACCAATGGGCATACCTATTACAAGTCGGGCACTTCCAATCATGCCGTGCCCGCGAATGCCGATACTTATGTTGCAGGCAGCACACTCCTAGTGGATAGTGGACCGTATACAACTGCGGGAAGTTCTAAGTGTGTCGTAACTCAGGTTATAATCGATACTGACGCAACCCAGGGCGACAAAGCAAATGAAACAATTTCTTGGCGCTACGATGAAATTTAGCACGGAAAAGTTAAAATTTTAAACAATTTTTTAACTTTTCTTTTTATTTTTATAATAAACATAAAACCAAATTTAAAGCAAACCACGAGGCAAGTCAAAATGAAGCAAGGAACCCATATTATAGCACTGACCCCAGGATGCATCAATATCCAAGTTGTACCGAAATTTTTAAACGAAACTAATAATAAAATTAATATTCCCGAGGAAGATCTTGGTTATATTATCCCGTTAAAGCTTTTCTTAACAGACTCCTTTAATAAAGAATTTTGTGGAGTCTTTGAAATTGGTACAGTCTTCTTTAATGAAAATATTCGCCGGGACATCCTGGATGAGTTATACCGGGATAATGTACAATTTGATATTTTTATCCGGCAAGTAAAGTCTGAGGAACAATCAGGTCCTAAAGTCCTACAAGAATACCGAAATTGTAAATTCTATCGTCAGGAACTTTGCATACCAGAGACTGGCTTAATAACCTTTTACAGGTACCACTTTAGCAACAGCGACAAGCCATGGGAAATTTCCACGGAGAAGATCGAAGCTCTGCGCATGCCCAATCAATATATGTATGATTATGCTGTAAGTAAGGCGATTAAAAATTTACAATACAGTATAAAGGATATTTGGAACGAACAGAAACAAGAAAACAAGCAAGTTACAGCCAGTGAATATGTGAAGATTGTTCGTTCTGGTGAGTAAATGTCCTCGATAATCGAGTTAATGTGGATAAAGGTTTATAAGGATGCGCAAGGCAATGATCGCTTTATTCCACAATTTCGAGACGATGGTACTCAGCAATTTTGGACGGATACTCAGGATACCAATCCCTATAAACTTGTTATAACGCCGATTGGTCATGAACTTGCTGACAAGCTTGTCGCCAACAAGATCCCAGCCATTTCAGTACCTCTTCCAAAATATACTTTTTTCTTACAGCCAGATGACCAAGTTAGAGCCTACTGGGACAATGAGATAGAAATTAATTCCCATTATGAGTGCTCGGTTTGTGGACATACTTGGATGCACTTAGATTCTACTAAGTTTTCGCAGTGTCCCCAATGCATGGCAACAGACATTTGGTTTTGTAGAAGGTGTCCCGTGGATGCTAGTAAAGACCTCCTATTAGAAAAGGAGCGTCGCGAAATCGAGTATGAATCTTATTCCCAAAAATTAGCAGTACAATTTGTAACAGCAAGTGATCAAGACAAGAATAGCATTCGCGAGAAGCAAGTTAATGCCCGGAAAGCCCTCGACGACTGGGAAATCGCAAACCAAGTTGTCAAAATAGTTGACCAAAGCAGAGTTCATAGAAACTCTGTTAAGGATGAGAAAGCAGGTAAAGGTAAGCGTGGAGAAATCAACTGCCCAAATTGTGAAATACCTTATGGACTCAATCGCAAGAATTTGTTATATCGTGTACATGACGTAATCGAGAATACAGATTATGTTATTCTTGTAGAAGGTAAGTTTAAACTTACCATTAAACAGGATGAAGTTGTAGTTGAATCTTTATAAACTTTTTTTTGAGGTGAACAAGATGCAATTTGGTATTCAACATAAAGAATATTTACAAAAATTATATGAAATAGATAAATTTACAATAGACGAAATAGCGGCAGAATTTGGAGTAAGTCATAGTACCATTCTTCGTGCATTCAAAAAACTTGACATAAAAATAGTAAAAATGACTGATAGATATATACAAAAACTTTCAATATCTCATCTAGGAAAGCATCATTCTAATAAAACTAAAGAAAAAATGTCTATAAGTCAAAGCGATGAGAGAAATTCTCAATGGATCGATGGGAGGTCTAAAAAGAAAAATAATTATAAAAACTTTTCAAATAATTATAAAATGTATATAAGAAATATATTTTATAATACATGTTTTTTATGTGGTGTAAAAGAAAATAATTTAGATCGTAAGTTGCACGTACATCATATTGATTATAATAAAGAAAATTCTGCTATAATAAATTTGGTTCCGCTTTGTGATGTATGCCATGGTAAGACTACATATAAAAGGTCCTTATGGCAGAATTGGTTTGAATCTATTTTTATAACATATGGTTATACAATCGAGGCATCATGCTTATAGGAGAAACACCCCTTGGCGAACTTCCAGGAATTGGAGACTCTTTCTCAGTCAATACAATATCTTATAGCATGGATCAGTGGACTGTTTTTGTAGGATCGGAACCAATTGAAGATCCGCCTGGTGCAATTCGATATTCTCATAGTAGACAGTCGGATACCTTGCTTCTAAAGGGTGTGAACAAGACCTGGGACATGGGTTATGCTATCTCCAATACTTATAATTATAAAACCTATCAATTGAGCACGGGCCTTAAGGATACACTAAGAGCCCTTGGAGTGTCCCTAACATTAGTACCTTCTTATGAATTAACGGTGCCGTCCACGAGTGTCCTGAATGCGTTGGTTTGGTCTTGGGCAGAGGCCCTAGATTCTGTTTGGCGCCAAATGGATACAATGGCTACAGCTCTAAAAATAGACTCTGCTGAAGGGACCTACTTGGATATTGCTTGGGGTCAAATATATGACATGCCCAGAATTTATCAAGAAAGTGACACGGATTATAGAGATAGACTTAAAACAAGAACCCTAGTTTTAACATCTTCAGGTACCAAAGCTAATTGTGAGACCATTATAGATAGTATAATTGGAGAAACCTCGACTAATGTTACGCCAAGATACCCCGCTAGTGTTGACATTACTTTTGACACAGTCAGTGCAATGCGATCTGCTTTTGCCAAGAAGACTGTCCTAGATATGCTTATTCCTCAAATGTTGGCCTCTGGCATATCTTATAATATGTTCCTGCCTTATATTGATTATTATATGGATTTGTATATGAAAGGGCCTATCACCCTGCCTTATAATGCTTATTGTGCTGTTGCTCAGTGGGACATAGATAAGACTTATGATTTTGACCTAATAAGTGTACTCCAGACGGTACTGCCATATGATTTTGACCTAGCAATTATGATACAAAGATTTGCTTATTTTGGCATGTATAATTCAGTGCGGCTTACTAAAGACAAGTCCATCCTATGTGATGGCTTATTCAAGAAAACCGTCTTTAACCAACCCACTTTTGATGTGTTGAGTAAAAAACATAATATAATCAGACAACTTTCAATGGACTTTTACAATAGTTTATCGGATATTAATAAAGAACTACAAATAGACTCTGTTCTGAAAGGTACCAAGCGAAGGTTCTTGCGCATGGAAAATAATCTTGTGTTCCAAAATACTCAGACCTACGCGACAGACATTGTAACCAGGTTGTTTGCTGTTGATTTGGATATTGATATTTTAACAAAACGAACTTTCCCAAAGAGACAAGGCATGACAATCAAATTGGTGGGTGCTTAAATGAGACCAGTTGTCCTTAGTGTTATAGATGGCAAGAACTTTATCTTGGGTACGTTCGACACAACTACCTTCCAATCTTGGTGGAAGTCTAAGCCATTTCCTGGTGCCATAGATATCATTCAAAAGCCTATACACGTCTATGGCCAATATCATGTCTGCGTTGTGAAGATGCTTGACGGTACTTATTCAATTTACCGTACCAAAGACATGGGCAAAACATGGGAATCTGTTTATAATACAGTTGACATTATTTATACTTTAACTGCCATAGACTATGGCTGGTTAATTGGCTCGACTTCAACTGGATGGATTGAATCTAGGCTAGATTCTGGATATACATGGACTGAGATATCGTCATTTGCTCCAGGTTGTCGAACCGTAATTAACGTTAGTGATGATGTTCTGTTTGCCCATGATACAAATTACGTCTGGCGGTCAGAAGATTATGCCAGGACATGGTCTAAAGTCCTAGACTGTCATAATATTGTAACATATCTTGGAGAATCTCTTAGTCATATCACAACTAAGTATACTGGTTATGCTCCACCAGCATTAGCCGGATTTCAATCCAGGATAGTTGCTGGATGTGGGCCTCATGTTGTCTTTTCTGATGATCTTGGCATAAATTGGTCCTTTACTTATGAATTATCGACAGGTGCCTTTGCTCACTGGACAATCTACAATACAATTCGTGTGCTCCAAATAATTGTCACGGATGTTCGTGGGCAAGGACCCGAAGATTCTTCAATGTTGTTCAGGATTCATTCTGTTGACCAAAACGCAGTTCACTACTTGCACAGTGCATATGGCGGTGAAAAGTGGTTCTCAGAAATAATGGTCCTGCCCTATAAAGGAGATGATAATGGTTCAATAACCGCATATGATGTATTAAGAGCGGGCTCTCCCACGAAGGACATATTCGCTACATTTTCAACATATGATGTTAATAATTCTCCTATTATACATTACTCAGTGGATGGTGGTCTTACTTGGACTATCTCGGATAACAGCAATGTTACTGTTTATGAAGGAGATCCGTCCCAAGAGATTGTATCTGGTATTGGTCAGCAGGTCTTCGACGAAGAATATTGGACGACATATACTTGGGTAGGTGCGCCTTGTCACAATGCTGGTAAATATCTCGTGGAATATAATAAAACTATCAGGAATATTTCTAATGACATTGACTTGTTGACGACATTCCGAAATGAAAGGACAATGCCTTTTGATATGAGACTAAAGATACCAACACTTTATAAAACATATTCTTTTGATTTATTAAATAAAAATGCAAATATAAAATCATGCTTATTTGATGTCGTTGAAAAGAAAACCGATATAAAATCATATATAATTAGTAATAACCTTAGGGATACTTTTATAACATCCTGTAATTATGATGTAGTTAATGCCTCACGCTTAATTAAAACATTGTCCCAGGACATTTTATCCCAAAAGGCATTGATAAAATATGCCACTATGCGCATGAACTTATCAAATATCGCTGAAAATTCCTGCTCATTTGAAATGAAATTAGTTGATAGTCATACGGACCAAATCATGAACAATTTCGAGAAGTGGGGACCCCAACTTCCGGACGTTAGATATCCAAATATTCCATATAAGCCTGTGGACTATAATACCGACATGGTGGTGCTTTAAATGCTTTCGGTTGGCCAAAGAGTCCGAATTCTGGCGGCTGTGCCTACTGATTTGGGTGGTTATACTGTCAAAAAACTTCGTCGTGACCGTCTTTTGAACGACGACAATACCTTCCCCTCGATGCGGATCGCGATAATTTCCCAAGGTATTAGAGCCCGTCCATCTACAGGAGGCCCAATCCGCAAGAACTATGATGGTTATCAAGGCGATGCACAAGAATGGCTAGGTCATCATCAGAAAGCTACTATAAGTGTGACCGTGATGTGTGAAAGCGAGACGCCTGGAACCGACCAAGAAACTCCTGAAATTCTTGACACCTTGATGTACGACCTAGAACAAGAAATAGAAATCTGGAGACTTGGTATTTATTGGCCCACTGATTATATGAAAGTAGTGCCAGGAAGTTCCAAGGTAACTTATTTACCCAGTTATATGGCCAAAGGTGCAGATGAACACTGGATTTATCTTGCAAATTTGGATTTCCAAATTGAGTATGAATTTAGTGCCTTGGACCCAACTTCCAATATTCATGCCATTGAATTTGATTGGGGATTACCTGTAACTGCCATTGACCATATTATCCTAACGGACGTTCACCCACCTTGGTACGAAATGGGTGTCAACATAAGAGGTTGGAAGTCAGACCTCCTAATCGATATGGTTTTGCAAGGTAGTTATAAAGAGTCTTCTTGTGGTTTTGACACAATTATTATATCTGATTGATATTGTTGAGTTACATTTAGACTCTTTAATATTTCTATAAACAATTCTGGATATTCTAGGTTTGTGCCCACTGATATTTCTTGATTTTCTGAATACCATGCTCTTGCATAGTAATTAATCATAGGTACTTTATCCACTATCCAAGTGTAATTGTCACTGACATATATTTTGCTTGTTTTATGTCTATGTGATTCTAGATATTCTTTTTGGGTCTCGCGATAAATATCACTCTCGGTATACATATCAATATATCCAATGTTGTCCATGGTAGACACATTCAATATCCAGATACCATAAATTCCTGATTTTTCCCATCCTACAATCGGATCTTCAAGGTATTCACTTAGTGGACGATCAACTTCATTGTATTCAGGAAGTAACAGATAATTTGTGCTGTTGTAGTTGAACGTTGCGTTATACGGTCCAAAGTCAGCGTAGAATGAATTGGTCTTTGCTGACGTATTTATGTCTATACATGTGCTTACACTAATAAGTAGGAATATTGTTATGCACATCAAGAATGTTTTCGTTGTTATCACCAAGACATAAACTATTTTCATTATATTTATAACTTACGCCAAGCAGATCGTAAAACACTCTCTTTTACCTTCCAATATGATTAATTGTTTTGAAGGTTCCTTATGAAAATAAAGAAAATTGAAAATGACGTTCAAGAAGATCCTATTCTCACCTCCACGATTCTTAAACTAACCATTTATGATGCGTGGAGACAGAATAAAATTTCTAAGAAAGTTTACTTGGATTACCTAAAAGATGGCTATCCAAAGACTCAGATAATTGATATAAAATAATTTGGTGATTAAATAAATGACAATTATAATTCCAAAAGGTGACTACTTATGGTAGAGTACGGCAATAGTAGCCAATTTGTAAGACTTATAATTAAACTAGAGACAGTTGGACCTGTCCCTGTTATTGTGGGCAAGGGCACTGTTCTGGTAGTTGGCCGATCTGTTCGTGGCCCCGTAGATGAAGCCGTTGCAATGACATCCAGTTCAAGTGCAAAGTCTTACTTCTATTCTGGAGGGTTAAAGGACGCAGTTGAACTTGTGTTCGCGCAAGGCGCACCTGTCGTATATGCAGTCCGGGTCCTAGGAACATCGCATGCCACTGCTTCCATTACCTTAGACGATGGTCTCTCCGTCCCAAATGACGTCGTAACCCTGAGCGCAGCCTCGCCAGGAATTTGGGGAAATGCTGTTACAGTTAAAGTTCTGCAAGGCAGTACAAAGGCACCAGAAACCACTCCCTATGCAATACCAGGTGCTGGCAGTGTCGGACCTTATTACACCGACTATTGTAATATTTATCAGGATCTTACTAACAATTGGGTGAAAGTTGATGGTGTTACAAAAACTATCGTGTATACAAGCCCACCAAGCTCGAATCAGGTTTATATTGATACGGTAAATGGCTCCCTAACATTCGGAACATCTGTACCTGCAACTTCCCTGATTACTTATAGCCTGAAACATTACACCGTGAAAGTTGTCATTAGTGACAATGAAACCACATACACTTATGACAATATTTCCAGTTTGGTTAAATTGGTTGCTCGTATTAATGGCACTGGTTTCGTAACTGCAACGCAAGTTACTGGCGAGACTCACCTTCCCTACATTGATGCCGCCGTTACTTATTCCCTGTCAGGTGGCTTAGATGGCGATACAATCGACACTGACAATTGGGAAGATGCCTTACGTGTTGGCTTTGATGCGGCTTCGGAACTGATAGGTGCCCCGCAAACATGTGCACTAACCGAATACGAAGTTGATGAAGGTACTCATGACCTGATTCCAGTTCTGGATGGCATTCTATCAGAATACGCAAATAAGTTCCATCCGTGTCAGGGCTTCATTGGAGTTGCTCCAAATCTAACTGCCGAGCAAGTCCTGGACATAGCAGCTGGCTATTCTAATAGGTTGCTCACAATCGTCGCTAATCCTTGGGACAATTCTACTACACTCCAAAACATTGCAGTTGCAAGGGCTGGCAAGGAAGCAGCTGTCGCCCTGGGAGAAAGTGCTGCACTACCACGTAATGCAATGAATGGTCTAAATGGTCTCCTGACTACCTTTGAACAAACCGATGTCGATCTCTTAACCCAAGACACCGATGCTAGAGCCGATGCTATAATCAAGAGCAGAGGTATCCGACCTTATGTGGGAATTACCACAGACCAAACTTGGCAGTTCCTTAGGACAGTGGATAACAGGACAATCAATTGGGTCATTGTTTGTTCCGACCAAATTGCTCGCCAGTACTTCCATGAGAAGAGAACAACGGCTGTCATGGCTAGTATGAAGGCATCAATTGCGTCTGTCCTGAATGATCTATTACGTGATGAAAATATTCGAGCATATACCTTAGATGTTTATGGCGACGATACGGACACTGGCAAAGTCATTGTTAAGATAAGCATGGAAAATATCGGTCACATCGAGCGTATTGATGAGACAATTGCTGTTGGTATCCTAAATGACAACGATACTGGAGTAATTACGTCAGTGATTGACCAGTAATTACTTTTTTATAAAGGAGTTATAATTATATGGCTGAATATACAATTGTAGCAGAATCTCCAGGTGATATTGTGGTAACGTTTACTTCATCGGCTGATGGTACGTTACAGACAATCCCGCTGAAGTCGATTTCTGCCCAGAAGAGTACAGACGTTTCTAGTGAATATGGTACCGGAAACCATCAAAAATACGCACACGTCCAAGGCAAAATAGATTACCAAGGAGATTTTGAAATAGGCTCTTGGTGGGTTTCTGACGCAGAAAATCCAGAAACTTGGATGGACCTAATCAAGGAGCATCTCACTTGGAATGGTGTACAAGGTCTCTCCCGCGAATTTACCATTATGATCGCTGATAATGGAGCCGCATATGATCGTTCCTTGAAGACAGCAGGAACACCAGGTGGCGCTGCGATCGTAACATTTAATAGGTGCTTGCTTAAGCAAGATAGCCTTAGTGTTGGTGAACCAGGAAGCACAGTATCCACTAAGTATTCTTGGACTTGCATGTCAAGGACACCACCTTAAAACTTTTTTTTAAAATATTATTTTTTAATTTACCAAAATAAATAGTTAAAGTTCAAAGCAAGGAGTATATCACATATGATATCAAAAGAACTAATCCTAGAAGGTGCTAAATTTCGTAAGGAAGTTCCTGTGACTATTTACCAGGAATCAATCACGGTAAAACCATTGACTGAGTTAGAAATTGCCAAAGTTTTCAAGAAGGTCGAGGACGCTGGGTTCGACACTACAGATCCAAAACTTTCAGATAACTATTTGCTACAGTTAGAAGCTTGCCGGTTTGGTATAGTTGATCCTAAACTTCATGAGATAGTCAACCCAGAAGATCCCATAGAAGATCAAAAAGAAGTATATGAACTCATGATCGGTAATGCCCTGTCTGAAATTGGACGCGCTATAATTTCAATTTCGACAGTAGGCAGCGAGGAGCTATCAGATTTTTTCAAGAACCTGAAGGCCAAAAACTTATGTGGCTCCACTATGCTGGGTACAGAATCCCAGGAAGGTTAGATAGGCTTACCCGTCTCCAGACTGATTCCATTTGCAAGATGCAGGAACTCATTGAACTTGCCAAGGCCGGAAAATCTGCCAAACGCAGGATGACCCACAAGGAATTCGTAGCCTCGATGAAAGGTAAGCGAGACCAAGCCCACTACGACAAGTGCAATGAAGAACAGAAACAACGCTGGCTATCCATAGTGAATAAGAACAAGAAAGGTAAGGTTTAATGGCAGACGATTCATATGCTCGTAGTGTCCAGGTTCTAATTTCATTAGTAGGTAATCCCGAAGAACGTCTGGATACTATCAACCAAAAACTTGATCAACTTTCTGGTAAGAAATTCTCGGTCGGTTCAGATAACTCTATCCAGCAATTGTCTGGTAAGGCCAAGGAAGCTGGTAACTCAGTTAACAATATATCTAATGCTGGTAAACAAGTCGAATCGTCGCTTACCTCCTCTTTTAGCAAAATTAAAGGATCTATTGATGAGGTTCATGGCGGTATTCAGAATTTAATTGCTAGCATGGCAGGCATCGCGATAGGAGGCTCAATAGCCGGATTGTCCTATAAGGATGCTGCTGCTTCTAAGCTTTATACTGAACAAACTTACAAGGCAATTGATGCGACTAAACAGTTTAAAAATAGTCGTAAAGAAGTAGAGGAATTAGTAGCATCTGCAACCGGAACTGGATATGTAGGATCATCATCTGAAGTATTAGGTGCTATCAAAAATACCATGATAAAGGCAAGCGAAACATACAAAGGCACCGGGGCCGATAAAAAAATGCTTGCTTTAACCGAAGCTGCATTACAAGTCGGATTTTCTGTTCAGGAGTCATATAGTGGTGGAGGAGAAGGACTTGTTAATCTTGCTTCTCAGAAGTTCCAAGCAGCATCTAGTCGTCGTGGTAAAGAGCAACGGTCTCAGTTTGTGGATGCATTAACAGCAGCTGGTGTAGAGAATCTATCTATTACAGATAGTCGTCTTGATAGCACAAAAAAGAAATATGAATTAATTTTAGAAGCCCAGCGAAAATTAGCGGAACAACCAGGTGGTTTTGCAAAACAAATTGATGATAGACCATGGGACCAAGCTTCAAAAGCTATAGATGACCTTAAGAAAGCAATTGGTGTTGGACTTATTCCAGTAATGACACCACTTATTAAAGGATTTACTACCCTCATACAACTAATAACATCAATTCCTGGTATTCCAACGTTAATTGGATTAGCAGCAGCGGGACTTACCTTGGTTTCCACTATAACGTTATTAAATGGTGTATTATCGCCCGGATGGAAATTAATAAAAGAATTGTTTGCTTGGACCCAAAAAGATACTGTGGCGACTTTGGCAAATGCAGAAGCAAAGACAGTGCAGGCAGGTGCAGCAAGAACAGCAACTACTGCTAATCGTGGCCTAGCAATATCAGAAGGTCTTGTTTTATCTCCGTTACTAATTGCAGCCGGTATTTTCATCATAATTGGTGGTTTGCTCTACCTTCTGGAATCTCGTACTGGAGTATTCAGTAAAGCCCTGAAACAACTTGGTGAGACCGAGATGGGTCAGGACCTTATCCAATGGTTCAAGGACGTAGGCTATTGGATCGATGAAGGTGCCAAAGGACTAGGTAGTTTCCTAGGTGACAGTATAACGCAAGTCAATGAATTATATAAAGGACTGAAATCGGGTACTGGCACTAACATTAGCAATACTTTGACCATTGGTTTAGGTGTCATACTAGGACCCTTTGGCCTACTTGTACCTATCTTAAGAAATTCAATGCCCATCATTCAGTCCGAAACCAAGATTATAAGTGACGCTATAACATATATTAAAAACCTCTTGGATGAAGGTTGGAAAACCATAACTGGAATCTATAGCAAGTTAACAGACTTTGTCGAAAAGATGAAGGCACTCCCAGGAGATATAGCAAATGCTATTAAGAATCTTGCTGGTTACGGAGAGACATCTGGAACAACTCCACAAATAGCAGATGCAGCAAAAGAACTTAGTAAAGATGTAACCAAGGATACCACCGATCAACAACTTTCTGACATGTCAAAAACAAAGGCATTAGAATTATATCCGGGTTACGAAGAAAAAGATCTTGGTGGTATCAGTGGTGATATATATAATTATTTAAAATATATGAGAGACTATGGCAACGACCAAAAAACAATTGATCGTTTGTTATCAAAATTATCAGGTCATACACCAACTCCTAATGAGGTCAAAGCCGGGGCAAATCCAAATGCTGGTACACCAACAAACATGCAACAATTTGCTCCTGGTATCGAAACCGGTGGAGAATACTCCCAAAACGTTGATAGATCTGTTGCCATGCAAAATGATCAAGGAGAGAATCGGCCAAGCATCTGGAACTTATTTGGGTCATTTGCATCTGGTGGTCTTATTTCAAGAAGTGGTTTAGCAATGGTTCATTCAGGTGAGCCAATTATACCAGCCGAAGTCGCATCTAGTTCTCGATTGCAGAATGTCCTAGAATCAATTGCTTCTGGTAATAATACAACCACAAATCAGGGCGACATCAAAGTAAATATTAATTATACTGCCCCATCTGGTAACTCTTCTGGAATGATTGTCATGGACAAGTGGTCCTTTGAAAAGCTAGTAGCAGATGTAGTTGCGCAAAAGTTACGCCAACTCAATGGATGTTAAAAAAAGGAATGGAGAATATTAAATGGATTATGCGGCATCGGGTGGTAATGCAACACCTAATTCAACAACATCTGCATTTACTGTAGAGATTGGTGACTTTGTCATGAACAAAGTTGCTGGTGTCTACCCAGACGAAAACAATGAACATTTAGGCATGGGCCAACCAAATCCAACCAGCATATCATGGTCTAAAAACAATGAAATTGCTACCCACAAGATCCCTAACCCTAAATGGAAAACAATGCGCACATCAAAAGAAACCTTATGGACACTAGACATAAGTTTTACAGTTCTTGACAAAAAATATATGGAACAAGTCCAAACCTTAGTGGATGATGTTGGTCCACATTACGTCCGAACATACTTTAAATCCATGTACATGTATGTTAATTCCCTAAATGCAACAGCAGATGCTGGCTATTCAGATTCCCGTTGGCATTGCTCACTAAAATTAACAGAAATTAACGATTGAGAGGCAATGTAATGAGCAATTCTGGCGGCATTAAAAACTTTACATTTATTGGTGGTTATGACGTCTCCTCGGATGTTATTTCCATAACAACCGACCATGTTTCTAGTGAATCTGAGGCAGTAGAACCATCCACATGCAAAGTTACCCTGGATAATAGTGGCCAAGTTTATGGACATGCTATCGTGTCAGGTGCTTTTATTCCAGGAAAAACATTTATTCAATCTTTTGTTACAGTCGAGCGTAATATTATTTCAGGTAACTCTTTCACAACTGATACGCAACCTTATATTTTATTTACAGGGGTTATAAACAACTCTTCTTATAATAATCAAACAGCAACGGTAGAATGTGTTTGTATAAGTGGTTTTGGTTCACAATCAACAAAGGATCGAGCATGGACTGCTGATACACTACTCATCACAAAAGTGAACGATATTGTAAGTGATTTAGAAAGTCAAACAGGTGCAAGTATAATCGTTGTCGACAGAACGTCTAGTAACGGTCCCAAAAAAGCATCATATGTTCCATCTAAGTTATCTTATAACGAGGCAATTCGATCCGTGACAACTGGACAATCCAAAGATTTTTATTTCTGCACAGATGAGGATTTGCAGCCCATCCTAGTTGTAGCCGATGAAAAATCGTATTATGAGAAGCGCGATCTTGATGGATTTGTAATTGATCCAGGTGACAGCACTTCACTCATTGGATATGCAAATAAGGTTACAGTAGTTGCAGAAAACTCTGCCGGTGTTTTTGAAAAATCTAACATTCCAGATCAACAAAAGAAATCTGTTCAAGCAACTGACCAAGACGATGATGGTATAGAAACTTATGGATTAATAGAAGCTCCTATATGTTACGACCCAACAATTTATACCATAGAAGAAGCACAAAATCGTGCAACTGCCCTCAAAGACTGGTATATCACCTTCAAGGATCGTGATGTTAAGGTAACAATTTGTGATATAATTCCATTGGTGAGGTCTGTTGTTACATATACAATACCTGACGTCAAATCTGGTTCTGGAAATATTCAAATAACAGCTGGCGTAAACCGAAAACGAGTTGAATATTCTTCAAACGGTATAATAACAAATTTAGAATGCAGATTAGTAGAAAGAGTACCTGCTCCAGAACAACCAGCAACACCAAAGAAACCAGAAACTCCTCAATACGTTTACAGAACAGTTGTAAATGACGCCTTCACCGGAGTAACATTTGCTTTTGACAAAGAAGGAACGTTGTGGTACAAGTCACAAGGTGATAGTGATTCTGGGTTAAAGAAAGTTTCCGATGCTACAGGTACACAAAAGTTAATAGTTGATAATCTACTCACTGACAACATTAAGGATGAACTAATTAGCCAAGCAAAATCAACTTGGGGAAATACTTGGACCTGGAAATGATCTAAATGGACGATTATATTTACATAGCATATGGTAATCCAAGGGAAGGTATTTACCTATATAGATCTGATAGCGAGTCTACTTACAGTATTTCCAGCGATTATGGTAAAACATATGAAACAGTAGAATCAATAGATATTCCAGAGAGTATTTTAACCAGATTAGAAAATACAGTTGAGCAGAGATGGCCAACGACGACAACCTCAACAACTACATCAGAGACTGCCATAACAGAAAATGACCAAGATGAAGGCATAACATTAGATGAGTTCATATCCCACCTAATCAGGATATATTCTTCCTGGATACAATGGAACGAAACAACCAATAGGTTGTATTCTGTAACCTATGACAGTTCTGGCAACCAAATCTTAATCAACTTTGATAGAACCTTGCTCAGGAAACTCGCAAAAGGTTACAACTATTATGGTATTTTGCCAGGAGGTCCTTAAATGACCTCAATCATGCAGTCGTTTACCAATTCAAGTGAGCGCCTTATCTCACGCCAAATGTATATAGACTATTGTACCATAGTCGAAATTGACAAATTGGGATCACCTGGAGTTAAGTGCCACTCACCAGACCATACAGAATATTATAATACGGTTTCCCTTAAGATTCGCAGTACCAAGGCAAACAACACAGATCCTAATGCTATCCAACACCTGAACGCACTTGTTCTTCAACACTTCACAGGAAATTTATTTGGCCAACCTTATACACCTCGGGTCGGAGATTTAGTAGCCGTCCTCTTCATGTATAATAATATGCCGTTGGTTTTGGGGCCAGTTGCGACTATCCAGCAAGAACCTGTATATCGCGCGCCAACTGAGTGGGACGCAAAATATGATCTCGTAGACAAGTGGTGCCAGTGGCTAAAACCCAGCGAAGACGAAAACAAAGACTATTATGACCATCCACCTGGCAAAATGCCAATATGCAAAAAATTATTTCATGGACCACCAAAAGGAATTTCTGGTCCTGGGAGAGATTACCAAACTGTATGGGACTGCTGGCTAGGTGACTGTGACCCAACTTGTAAATATTGTGAGGATATTGATTCTGTTCCGCGGGAACAAGGTCAATGGGAAAAGATATATTCCTCTCAGACAGAAAGCACTGAGGCACCACCATCCCGCTGGGAACATCATACTAAATGCGGATCATACTTGCGCTTGGAAAGTGAAACCGGATTTTCCAATGAATACAGTGAAGGTAGGGGCCACATCCGACTAGGCAATGCTGTTTCTGAGCAAAAAAAACGTGGTCATATAAATTATCACCCAACTGGTACAATAGATGTACATTCCGAACATGAAGAAACATCAATTGATCATGAAGTTTTAGGTGCCAGAACATTAGTTACCGGCTCCCTTATGGAATGGTCTGACTCCTACGGGATAATTGCATATGAATCTGCTTATCTACCATTAAATGCTATTATTAGAATATATAGAGATGGATCGATAAGATTAACGGCAAATAACAACACAGAATATGGTTCTTCTGAAGTTCTTCTCGATGTAGATGGCACCTGTCACTTATGGGACAAAATCCACGATTCTTACATAGAAACACTTACAAACGGTGACATAAAAGTAAATGCAGCCCAGGGTAATGTTAAGTTAGTATCATCCGTTAAAGTTGAGGTAACAGCACCTATTCTAGAAGCAACATGCTCTGATAAAGTCCAATTTAATACACCAAAAATTTATATGGGCACATCTTTAATTCATGGCGAGGAAACCTAAAAATGTCTACATCATATTACATTAATGATATTTTAATATCTCCGACTGTTAATCCAGTGGTAAATGTTCAATGGGAAAATTTAACGAATTCGACAGCCGAAATGTTAATATCTGGAATTTTTGCTGAGGCTATAATATCAGATGCAATTATTGGCGAAGATATAATATTCACGGTGTCAACCAGTACAGAAGCCATTCAAATAACAGGAACCGTATATGCTATTGTAAATAGAACTGGATCTTCAAAAATTGCTTTAAATAACATTACAATATCAGCCACAAGCGAAGCACTCGGTTCCATTGTTATTGGTCCGGAAACTTCTGTTATTGGAAACATTCCTATTTTCTCTAGTATAACTGGAAATGCATTAGAAGATAGTGGTTATGATATTTCAGATTTTGCCCCTGTCAGTGAAGGTGTTACAAATGGGGATTCTCACAACCACGTAGGAGGAGACGGTGCCACCCTGAGCCATACTAACCTAAGTGATATTGGTACTAATTTGCATACCGTTATAGATTCGTTTATTGCATCCAAAGCACAAGTAAATGGATTAGCATCCCTTAATTCAAGTTCCAAGGTTGTTCAGGACCCTGCGAATGCAACGTCTACTCCAACACAAAATAAAATTCCTATTGCAAATGGTGTAAGCGGAACATTGGCAACTGGCTGGATACCCGATTTATCAGGAACTTATGCCCCTACTGCTAACGGTGTCACTAATGGCGACAGTCATGACCATTCTGGCGGCGATGGTGCATCTATTCCGACTACTTCTACTACATTTTCTGCAACTTCGCGAATTCTTGGTAGGAAAACAACAAGTGGCGGTGCGGGAGAAGAGTGCACTCTGTCCGAAGTTCTAGATTTTGTGGGTTCACCGGCACGTGGTGAATTAATTCGAAGAGGAGCGTCCACCTGGGAACAATTTCCAAAAGGCGATCAAGGTACTATTCTATATGCTGGTGCAGATGATCCGACATATTTAGCAGTGGGCACAAAAGGACAAGTTCTTGCTACCCAAGGTGCTTCAGCGAATCCAGTTTGGCTGGACAAGACGCCGGGGTTGTACTATAATGCAATAATCAATCCGCAATTCCAAGTCAATCAGCGAGCGTTAGCGGTCTATACTTCAGCCACCGATCCGGCTAATTCTGACGACACCTATCTGCTGGATCAATGGGTCTTGCTCTCGGATGGCAATGATATTGTGGATGTCAGCCAAGAGACTGCCATTGTGCCATCAGGCGCGGCCACTGCGCTGAAATTAGAGGTCGAAACCGCTAACAAGAAGTTCGGAAAGATATTTTTCCTCGAAAACAAGGATGCATTGAAATTTGCGGGGAAGGCCGTCTCTCTCCAGTTCAAAGCTCGGACCACGACCGGAAAGGCTATCCGGAATATCCGGGCAGCAGTTCTCTCCTGGTCCTCTACCGCCGATACGCTAACAAGCGATGTCGTGGATGCTTGGGGGGCGGAAGGCAACAATCCAACGCTTGTCGCCAATTGGACCGCCGAGAACGTGGCAGCTAATCTCGCTCTGATTGCCGACACTTGGACTACATACAAAATAGAGAATATAGCCATCGACACCGCGAGCATGGCCAATTTGGCCGTCTTCATCTGGTGTGATGATGCAGATGCGGCAGTTGATGACCTTCTCTATCTAGGAGATGTACAACTCAACGAAGGCCCAGTCTGCCTACCATTCATGCCGATGAAATTCAACGAAGAATTATTACGATGTTGTGAATACTACCAAAAAAGTCATAATTATAATATTACACCCACAACAAGTGATTATCACGGGGCTATGTACACGCAAGCATACAATACATATGACGTTTATACCAATCATGTTACATTTGGGATACAAATGCGTTCAAATCCAGTTGTCCATCTATACTCCCCGACGACTGGTGCGGCGGATAAAGTCGCGGATACAACAACTGGCGATATAACACCATCGACAACGGTGGGCTATACTGTTCCTGGGCAAACTGGATTTACGTGGAGTGCTGGCGGAAATTCCGCAGCTGGACATTTCATATTCATGCATTGGGTTGCGATTGCGGAGCTGTAGATGCCATACACCCTGATCCAGATAGGCACCGCCAAGCTCTACTCCGACAGCATTTAAGAACTCTTGATATAGATTTTAATAATAGGTTTTATAAAATGTACTACGACCTCGCGACCAATATGGACATCGGACCGGGCTATAGCCATTGCCATACATCCCTTGATCTCAGACTCACCGCACAAGGAGATCTCGCGATTATCTCAGGGACCGATGAAATCAAGCAAAGACTTTTACTTTACCTAGGAATCCCGCGCGGAGAACGTCAAGATACACACATCGGAAGTTCTGCCCTAAATTATCTTCATGAAAAAAATACCAACAATAATATGCGCAGATTAGAACAGGACATCCTGGGCGACATGAAATATCAATTTAGTGACCTCCCGGTGCAATCAGTTGCATGTACCCAAGGCCTAACAGATCCATTTCAATTCAACCTTAGTGTGAGGCTTTCTGATGGCGACATGAATTTTCTCTACACCCCTGAGGAGTTGCTCAGGCTTACAAGTGATATAGCAAGTATAGGACAATAACGGTGATTAATTTGGACATTCCTACAATTGAAACCATTAAATTACAGATTAAAAATGGTATAATATCTCGGCACCCTTTGATCCGAAATTTCGCAGCCGGCAGCATGCTTGATATAATTGGCGAAGTTTTTGCTACTCAAATTTACTTACAGTATTTAAGAACGTCAGAATCCACTGAGAGTGTCTCGATCCTAACGGCTACTGGGAGTGATTTGGATGCTCTCGTTGTCGATCGATTACCCAATGGTCGTCAAGCAGGCACCCAAGCCACCGGCAATCTAACCTTCAAGTGTACTTATGCGGCAACTGAAGTTATCCCGATTCCTCTTGGTTCCAAGGCACTCGCTCTCGGTTCAGATGGCTCCAAACAATATTTCCAGACAACTTCCTATGGCCAAATCGAAATTGGATCTTACTCTATCATAATTGAAGCCCAAGCCGTGGAACCCGGAACCAATGGTAACGTAGCAGCATATTCCATAACTCAGTTACCATATGCTATTGAAGGCGTGGATCGAGTTGAAAATGCTTCCGCCTTTGCTGATGGCACCGATGAAGAAACCGATGATGAATTAAGAAATCGCTATTATTATGCTGTCCTAGTCCCAGGCAAGGCAACCACTGAAATCATTGAAGAGCATCTTACAGATTTAGAAGACGTAAGCGAAGCTCATGTCTATCCTCGCAGCTACGGAGATATTGAAGTTATAGCTGACTACGATAGTGGAACTGGTGCAGACTCCACAGACATTTATGATGTTCTTGTAGCAGATGTTGCTGCAGGTGTTATATGCCGAGGTATTTTAGGATCTACCGTAGTGAGTGGCGTAATTACTACCAACCTAGCAGAATCTTCGGGTGGTCGAATCTGGGTTAGGGCTACAAACCATGCATTAGCAGGCGACAGCCTTACACTAACTTATACTGATATTTTGGGAAGGACTAGAACAGCAATCGCAACGATTCCTATTAATACAGTCCGAGGAGATACCATTGAGACTGTTTTGGAAGCAACCACGGACCGCGCAGTTTCCATAGATGACATTAGTTATGCTGGTATTGGCTCCTATGATATTCTTATCGGCATGGGAACCTATCCATATTTGTATGTGTTGCCCAGGACAGTTTCTGTGGATGTTACTATCTCGATTAGTCAAACAACAACACCAGAAACGGACTTAGCAGATAGTATTCAGGCGAGTGTTGAAGCCTTCCTAAATGCTTATACAATTGGTAAAGACTTAGAATGGTCAGATCTCTTTCTATACATTTACATGGATTATGCAACCTCCAGAATGTTTGAAGGCATTGACACGGTGGAGTCTTGCATAATCACCGGAGATGGTACAAGTATTTCAACAACCGGAGGTCTTATCAATATCGATGAGGATGAAAGGATACGAGCAGGTACGGTCACTGTTAGTGTTGTTTAGGACCAAAAGGTATTTATACTAGTCCGTCTTTGTAGTAGGTGCCCACACAACTCAGGGAAGGAGAGGTGCAAATCAACACCTTTCTTTTCTTGATTAGGAGCAAAATGGCTTACGAAAGGTTATTCGGGGTGGTTCGATTCCACTATGCTCCATATAAAATAGGTGAATTAAATGACCATTAACAACTACTGTCTTTAGCACACTGTGTGAACTAAGAGGCAAAGGAACAGAACTAATCACGTTATATGTTCCTGAAGGAAAAGTACCAGATGCTGCCGGTCTTTTGCGCGACGAAGCAGGAAAAGCTGAGAATATCAAATCTCGTGTGACTCGACAAGCAGTTATATCTGCAATCAAGAGTTGTCTGGAAAAGTTAAAAACCTTATCTGATGGGCATTATGCTATCTTTGTCGGTGAAACATCAACTGGTTGGATAAGTGAGGCTATAGCAGTTCCTAAGCCACTTAAAGGTATTATCTATCGATGTGGATCAGAATTCTTTTTGGACCCTCTTGAAAGCATGCAAGATAAAGGTCCAAAACATGCGATTATTTGCCTGGACCTGCATGAAGTTACCTTAGTTACCTTACAAGGAACTTCTATTAATGTCCTTTTTGAAGACGAAAGTAATGTTCCTCAGAAAATGAGTAGAGGCGGACAGTCTGCGAAGCGATTTGAGAAAAACCGACAACTTGCAATCATTGATTGGTTTAAATCAAGTGCGGATAATATCTCAAAAGAATTACTTGATTTAAAAGACCTTTCCGGAATTATAATAAGTGGCCCAGGACTCACGAAAAATGATTTCAATGATAGTGAATATTTGCATCACGAACTTCGAAAAAAGATTACCGGTGTTGTGGATGTTGGTTATACTGGATTCCAAGGTATAAAGGAAACAATACAAAATGCCGAGGAACTCTTAAAAGAAACCGAACTAGTGAAGCAACGTAACATAATGAGAAGTTTCTTTACACTGCTTAGCAAAGACGGTGCAATATTATATGGAAGAAAATCCGTGGAAGATGCCCTTCTAACCGGAAGAGTTAAAACGTTGTTACTTTCATCCCATGAAAAAGCACTAGAAGAATTGACATCTAAATTTAGTACCAAAGTTAACATAATATCAACAGAATTCGAAGAAGGCGAACAACTTCGTAAGGTGTTTGGTGGTATAGCTGCTATTCTTCGATATTAAGATTTTGTATAGCTTTATCAACCAGTCGGCTAGAGTCAAGAGGACGGCCCGATCCATTTAGGAGACGTAGGACAGACTCTAGCCAGATCTATTTTATACCAAAACCTTTATATACTTCAAACTCTCTTTTATTAACATGACCGACATTCATTACGCTATTTGTCCACATTGCAATCGAAAACTTTGGACATATTCTGAAGCAAGGATCGCCTTCAAGGAAGGTTGTCCAAATTGTCATAACTCAGTCAGTGGAAATTTCACAGTTGATTTTGTGAATAGACAGAGAACAGAATACTTAATAAAAAAGGTAAAGAATGATCTCAGTTATCCTGATTATTATAGGAATCGCATTAGGATTCATGCTGGCAGGATATGCTTCAATCCGCATATTCGAAATAATTCATGATTGGTTGGTAGAACAAGAATGGAGTAGATAGAGGCTGATTATATGAACCACTTGATACCCAAGAGGAGTGATAACCATATACATTTTACTTGATGTTGCCCTATGTGTCTTTAAATTTGAGGAAGTTATTGGTCATAAACCGACACTAAAAGAGATCCAAGAAGCACTTCCCGATTATAGTCATAAGGAAATTCGAGATGGTCTGAATAAGAACCTGGATTTAGGCGTGATTATAAAAGAATTTAATAATGATCAATATATATTTAGCATTAGTTATGAAAGTAAGTGGTCTTTATATAAACTTCTAAAAGAACAAGGATATAGGTTGATTAAAATAACATACGAGAAAGGATTACCAAATTGTTCTGGACTAGAAGATATCGAAGAATAATGAAAGCAATAAAATAACCTATACCAAAACCTTTATATATAACTAAAACTTAGTTTATTTTGTGTTTGTTACGAAAACCAATTAACTGTAACTGGTTTCCAGAACATTCACGGATCCTATCACCAAAAAGTTTAAAATAGAGCAAACCAAAACACTTAAATACTAGAAAATTAACTGTTAGTAATGTGCGTGTACTAAAATCAACCGCATTAACTGGATTTGTCGGCGATCCTTGGGTGTAATTCCCTAAAAGTAGAGCCGTTCATTATACCGAAAAGAAAAATTTGGAGAAGGAAATAATATGAGCAATAGCGCATGGGATGAGCCCATTGTAGTCCAGGGTGCTGGACTAGCAGAGGGTCAGTACGAATTGGAACTAACCGATATTGTAAAGGAAAATAAAGTCGTAACATTCCGAGAGGCATTCAGAGGAGTCAAGGGTATCACGGGCAAGGAATATGACAGTCTGACAGCCGAACAAAAGGCCTTGGTTGACTCAACTCCAGTGGAATTTTGGCCGGCTCGCGATGGCAAACCGCCTCAGGAAAAGAAAGCGTTTGTGGACAGGATTAGGTTCGTTTTCAAGGAGCCCAATACTGGGTATGAGTTTAAGTACGCCGCCCAGTTTGATATGCCCAGCAAGAACCTGTCTGAATTTATCACACGGGCAACAGCAGCCACGATCACGCCCGGCGAGGACATCAAATTCAACAAATTGTTCAAGCCAGCTGACAAGTTCGTGGGCTACGTCAGGAGGAACGAGAAAACTGGTTACATGGACCTTGACGTAGCATCTGTCATGAAAAAGGAACTTGCAACACCAACAGTGAAGGGAACGGCTGCCCTAAGCGAAAAGGCCATTGCTTTGCTAGACTACCTCAAGGCAAATTATCAGGGTAAGCCCAAGCGTGACATCGTGGATCTGTATGGTACTGGTCAGTTCGGGTCGTACCAAGAGACCACTAGCGCGTGGCAAGAAATCATGAGGAATGTCAAGTATACCTCAGATGGAAAGACACTCGACTTTAGTGAGGCTTAGAACAGCTTCACTTTTAGGAGGGTTACTTCTGTCCAGAGTTGTTCTAGAGTTCAATGAAGCGCAAGATAGTGATATCCGGACATTTATTTGTAGAGAGGGAGAATCAATACACGATGCAATAAATAGAGTAATCCAGTGTGAAGTTAAAGCAAAGAAACTTGACAATGACCTGAGGGTAAAGCATGACCAGTGAACTAGTCGAAATACCAGAAGGGGAGGTCATTTATCCTCTTTTGGTTAGTCTTTATGCTGACACTAAGATTGGTAAAACTTGGTTCGGGGCAAACATGCCAAACGCCGTCATTATTGACTTCCCACCTGCTAAACTATCCTTTGGTAAAGTTGAGATTGATCAGTTGGCTTTAAAAAGAACAGTGGGAGAAGGTTTCCGAAGTATATTTGCACCCTTCAAAAAACCAGACGGTGTTCTTGCCTGGAAGCCAAAAATAGACAACTTTGATTATAAGAACCAATATCATTTCCCAAAATCTTGGGAAGAGTTTCAGGTTGCTCTAGAAAAGGCTAAGTACTACGCCGAGGATGTTGCCCTTATTCCAAATGCTGGTAAAGTTTGGGTCGTCTTGGACGATACCTATAGATGGCGCGCCATGGAAATCCTGAATTACATTACAAAAAATAAAAGGAAGTGGCCATCTCAACAAGAATTCGGACTCATAACACAAGCAATGTCTAGCCAGATTACTGCTATTCAAAACTTTGCTAACGTCCTCTTGATTCATAGGACTGCCAAAGATTTTGATACTAATTTGAAAGTTCCTTTAGTTTACCCAACCTCGGCTGATTTCAATAGCGACATTTCGGTAGAACTCATTCATGAAGTTCGCGACGGTAAACTACACCAGGTTGCCAGGATACACTCAACCGGCCATGACTTTGCTCCAATGAATCCTGATTATCAAACCGAGGTCGTGGATCCTGATCCGATTAGTGTGTTGGCTGCTGCTAAGGTACCAAGACCACTTTGGTAACTAACTTTTTTGAGGTGAGGAAAATTTGTCTATTATTTGTGATAGCAGAGAAAAACATATTGATGCCATTAAGGATCTTCTGGCAACATCTATAGTCGGCCCAGATATTCCCCAGTGGGAGTTCCGTTGTCTCCCGTTGGGAGATTATAAATTAAATAATATTAATAATATTTTAATAGAGCGCAAGGCCATAGGAGATTTTTGTGGATCCTATCGTGAACTTAAGCCACGTTTAGCAAAAATGCGCAAGGTTTGTGAAAAGACAGCCCTCCTTATAGAAGGTCCTTATCAAGTGAGTCAAGGTTCTGTTTGGATTTACTCTGGCGATAAACTAACACCTCGCATGAACTATAAGACAATGTCAAATTTTCTCACCCATCAGCAAGAATTAGGTACAAAATTTTACTTTACCATGTGTTTAGAAGAGACAATTTGGCGATTGGTACACATTCACAATTATTTACCAAGGCTGGATGAACCTACACCCAGCATCAAGGCAGGCTCACCAGCAGAATGGCTTGTAGAACTACCCTATTTAGGTGCAAGTGGTGTCAAAAAGTTACAAGAACAATATGCTTCGCCATTGGAAGCCATTATAAATTTACCAAAAAAAGCAAAACAAATCTTGGAGAAGTGGTAAAATGATTATACGATTATTATGTTATGGTATTCTTTTTATTGCTGGATTTTATTTAGTTCCTAGTATACATAATTCCGGGATATATCCGCCATTTGCATTGTTAGCATTGGCAGGCGGAGTAACACTTATAGGAGCATTATTAGATGTAATTATCAGAACCGTTATACTACACGGCGAGGCTTATTAAATGTTTACTTACAAAATTGGTTATGGGTCCTATGAGGAAAGCGAATTCGTAGAACTCCAGCACGAAAATGAATACAGCAACGATCAACTCCATGAAATCGTGGTGCAGGCAATTAAAGCAGTTCTGGCCGACGTAATCCAAACAGATGAATATTTTGTAGAAAGTGGTCCGTCTTATCAACACATTCATGATCAAGTTATTGAAAAACTCCTCTCGGAACACGGCTTCAGAAAGGTTGAATATCGAGCAACATGGTCTGTCTTTGGCTGGCCGTCCCTTACAGATCCAAAAGATTGGCAAGGTCAGCGTGATGACGTCCTTGATAAAATATTTGGTGCACTACCAATCAGCCTAATAGATGCGGTGAATGACAAAGCAAAGAAACTACATGATAAAATACACAAGTTGATGATTTAAATGAATACTGAACAAAATATATACGAAATAGAAATAAGGCATCCTGTAATAAGAGACGGTATCGTAATCAAAGCAATTATTGATAAATATTCTGCGCAAGAATTGATAGGTATTGTGCATTCACTCAACGATAATCTTTGGGAGACGATTTAAATGGAATGGTGTATATATTATATATTAAATATATTATGTATGATAGGTATATTAGTCGGACTAAGAAACTACAAACCTAATGGAAATTTTTGGGAAAGTGGTTTTATGAATATCCTTTTCTTGACAGGTTTAGCATTTTTGATAGATCTCAGGGTGATGGTTTAGTTGCCAAATGAAACATATGAAATTGAGGTTGGTTCTCCTCTTCTTCGTCCAGGAATTACTATCAGAACTTATGTGAGCAAAAAGTATGTCGCAAGCACCACTAAGGATTTACTAAATATTATTCGAGATATAAATATATCACCTAATGAAATCTTCACTAGTAAAGACCAACATGAAGATATGAAGCAAAGATTTATTGATCACGAAAATCAGGATTATATAGATGGAATGAAACATACTTGCGATAGATTTATAGGAAGAAAATAAATGACACTTATCGGTAAACAAATTCAAGATCGTCATATCATTTCAGATATGATAAACGCAGAAAAACAAGTCCAACCTTGTGGAGTAGACTTAACCGTTTCAAAAATAGAAACCTATTCCGGAGAAGGTTCTGTAGATTTTGATAATTCTAAGAGAGTACTTCCCCGTATGCAAGATGCTGGTAAATTAGGAGATGTTTGGAAACTACCCGCTGGGGCTTACCTAGTCTCATTTAACGAGACTTTAACCATCCCGAAGGACTTGGTAGGTTTTGCTTGGCCAAGATCAACCTTGCTCCGGATAGGCGCCTCTATGCAAACCGCCGTATTTGACGCAGGTTACTCAGGAAAGCCAAAATGCGTGCTGATTATTTATAATAAAAACGGTGCAACTATACATCCAAATGCCCGACTTGCTCAAATTGTCTTTATGCCTTTGGACGGTGAAGTAGAAAAAGGATATAGTGGACAATATATGAATGAAGGAATCTAAAGAATTTTTTGTTCAAATATTTTTATAAGGTGATCATTATTTTATTTCGATGTGCTGGTATTTCTTCTGGAACCCTAAATGGACAAGGAATGTCACTGGAAATCTGGTTTCAAGGATGCCAAATAAATTGTGCTCATTGCCAAAATCCGAATCTTCAGCCATTAGACGGAGGCTTCGATTATGAAACTGACCTTGTTTTAGATCACTTAAATAAATTCAACAATTTTTATAATTCCATCTGCTTTTTGGGAGGAGAACCCACTCTCCAGCCAAAACCTTTATATACCTTACTTACTAACATTACTTTACCTAAGATTCTCTATACAGGACTTCTATTTGAAGACCTTCCTGAAGGTATTAAAAGCAATGTTGATATTGTGGTGGACGGTCCTTATATCGAGGAGCAAGCTACTGGGTCATTCCCTGCTTCAGCGAACCAGAGAATCTTTGAGAAATGTATTTTAACTAATAGGGATTTTAGGAAGTAGTGTAATGGTTTTTAAGAAAGGAAATATTGCTCATAATAGATTAAATCTAGTCGGAAAGAAATTTGGTAGACTAACAGCAATTCGTGATTCAGAAAACAATAATGAACAATCTTCTTGGGTATGTTTATGCGACTGCGGTAAAGAAATAGTTACAGTTGGATGGTACTTAACTAGTGGTCATAAACAAAGTTGTGGATGTCTACAAAAAGAAATGACTAGCAAGGCTACTAGTAAAAATTTATTAGGTAATACGTTCGGACGACTTACAGTATTAGAAAGATACGGAATAAATAAATGGGGAAGTATTCTTTGGAAATGTAAATGTTCTTGTGGTAATATAGTTAATGTCACTGGAAGTTCGTTAATACGCGGATCAACCAAAAGTTGTGGATGTTATGCTACGGAAAGAGCAAGAGAATGTAATACCAAAAATTTAATTGGTATAAAATTCTCAAGATTACTTGTTTTGGAAAAAGATGAAAATACTGCTAAAAGTGGTAATGTCAAATGGAAATGTATTTGTGAGTGTGGTCAAGAAACAAGTGTAATTGGATCTGCTCTTATAGACGGTTCGACTAGGAGTTGTGGTTGTCTAAAACGAGATATGATGTCTGAAATGGCATCAAAAAATTTTGGAGACAAATCTCCTGCTTGGAAAGGTGGTATTTCTTTTGAACCGTATTGTCCAAAATGGAATCCAGATTTGAGACGGAGAATAAGAGCTTTCTTCAATTATGAATGTCTTATTTGTAATAAAACAACTGAAGAAAATGGTAGACAATTATCATGTCATCATGTTCACTATAATAAATCCGCTTGTTGCGATGGATTACCAGTCTATTTTGCGGCGTTATGTATGACCTGTCATAATAAAACTAATTATAATCGAGAAGAGTGGGAAACTATTATCCATAGGATAATTGATGAGATATATAATGGTCGATCTTATTTTACAAAGGAAGAATATAATATACTTAAACAGAGGAATAAACATGAGACTAGAGACAACATTCAGTGAAAATTTTGACAATTGGTACAATTCTTTTAATCAAACAGAAAATGGGAGAAGATTGCTCGATTTGGAGGGAATATCGCGTCGATGTTTGGATGTGGGGCAAATGTCGCATTCATACTTTACAGAAAACTTTGTAGATGTAACAATAGATGCAAATGCAAACTCTGGTGAGAGTAAAAATCCGAATGCGTACGGGGCAGAAATTGTTAAAGGGGTACAAAAATTAGAGGGCATGTATCTACTTCATCGGTATGCAGAACGTAGATTTGGATTGGAACACGCAAATACACTATTATCAGCAATTATAAAAGGCAATATTTATTTTCATGATAGTTCCTCATTTGGTATTCAAGTTCCATATTGTACTAGCATGAGCACAACAGAATTGATGAATAGTGGACGACCGTATGGACAGTTAAAAAGTCTACCTCCAAAGCGAGCGGCTTCTTTCATCGGGATGGTAACGGAACTAATTATGGATGCAAGCCAAGAATTTTCGGGTGCGGTAGCAATTGGTGATCTTTTCGTAAATTATTCGTATTATGCCAAGAAAGAGAATCGAAGTGAAAATGATATTCGCGACGACTATCAGCGACTTGTCCATATTGTGAATAATAAATTCCGCATCGCATCACAATCACCCTTTTCTAACATATCAATATTTGATAGACCAAATTTAGAGAAATTGTTTTCATCTTATATATTTCCAGATGGATCAAAACCAGACTTTGAATACATAATGTATCTCCAGAAGGTCTTCTGTACTTGGTTTTCGCGAGGAGACCCCGAAAGTGGTCTACCTTATCGCTTTCCAGTTGCGACGCTTAATTTGTGTATTGACAAAGATAGAAAAATAATAGATGATGATTTTCTTAATTTTGTATCAAACGTTAATTGCAATTCAGGATGTTTCAATTTATATATAAATAGTGGTAATAAAATTAGTAGTTGTTGTCGATTATTAAATAATTTAGATGATATGCCACGTATTGATTCATTTGGAAATGGATCAATTGGATCAATTGGTAGTGTTCGCGTCGTTACACTAAATTTACCGAGAATTGCACTAAAATCGAATGGAAATAAAGAAAAATTCTTTATAGAACTTCAAAGACAATTAGAAAATGCTCGTGATTTGTTGCAAGTACACCGCGAGGATATAATTCAGAAAAGAATAAATGCAGGATTCCTGAAGTTCTTTTCTCCACTTAATTGGCTTAACATTAAACGATACTTTAGTACATTTGGTATCATTGGTGTATTTGAAACAAATATATTTATGAACTTGGATATTAAATCTGTAGAAGGTATCACTTTTACAAAAGAAATGTTAATGTTTATTGAAAACTTTGCAAAAGAAACGAGTAGGCAGTTAGGTTATCCAATGAATACGGAAGAAATTCCGGGAGAAAGTGTAGCATCCAAGTTTGTTCAAAAAGATAAAGTGCTTTATGGTAATGATAAAATACCCTTTGAACTATACTCCAATCAATACATTCCTTTGATTTTAGATGCATCTCTGCCAGAAAGAATAGAATTAACAGGGCAATTTCAAGATCTAATAAGCGGTGGAGGTATTCTACATCTTAATCTAAAGGATAAAATAACAGATTCTAATATTATGAAACATCTTATAAAATATTCAGTGGAAAAGAAAATTAGCCACCTTAGCATCAACTATTCTTTTGGGCAATGCGAAGATGGTCACGTTACCGTGTGTGGTACCTCAGAAACCTGTCCGCTTTGCGGAAAGAAAATACTAACACATGTCACACGTATAGTCGGCTATTTTGTACCCACGGACTCTTGGAGTAAAACCCGTCGCGAATATGAATTCCCAAGGAGAGTATTTTCTTAACTCTTCTTTGTCCAAAACCTTTTTATATACCAAGTGCTAAGTTAGAACGAGGTGAAAGAATGTCCTACTCAGAAGATCAAGAAAAGTTCCAAGCCAAAATCGGTGACTGGGTTAAAATCCTATGTAAGGCAAGTGATAACGATCCATGGTGCAACGAATGGACTGAAGGCATGGACAGATTTATTGGCCATACTGGTGTGATAGTTAATATCAGCAAGACACAAGGAATTGCTGTTCAAGTACCAGGTGTTCCTTGCAGACATCCAAGAGGATGGTATCGATATCCGTATAGTTGTTTGTCCTTGGTGAGATAAATGCCAGAAGAAACCGAGCAAGAGCGATATATCCGATTTCAAGAAAAATTCAAAGCAGAATTGGGAGACCATGTCAAAATATTATGTGAAGCACATGATGGTGAAGCAGGCTGGCAAAACATATGGACAGGAACAATAACAAGAACAGTTGGTCATACAGGAATTATTTTAGGATCGAGTAAAACAGGCGGTATAAAAGTAGAAGTACCCGTAATCAAGGATTATTTTTATTATCCGTATTTCGTATTACAAATTATGAGGTGACTTAATGATAATTTGCTCGTGTGGCCGAAGATATACTGAATTGGGACAAGGACCTCCCCAAAATTGTACAAAATGTGGACAGCCTTTAGTTGGTAAGAAAATGCCCGTAGCCCTACACAAATGTAGGTTCGGATTTAGAATAATGTTAAGACGGTGATTAAATTGCCCCTTAATGATACCGAAAGGTATGCAAACGCTCAGAAAAGTTTCAAGGGCCATATCGGAGATACCGTAACTGTATTATGCCGAGCAAAAAACTTCGAAGCTGGTTGGCAAGCTCCTTGGGCCTCGCCGCACATGGACGAATATATTAATCAACAGGCAAGAATTATAAAAATAAATGAAAATGGAATCTGCTTGCGAAAAGATGATGACACTAATTATCCGACGTTTCAAGGTGGTTGGTACTTTCCATATTTTGTGATTTCTATTTGTAGATAGCAGGAGATAAATTAATTGCTAACAAGTGACCAAATTCGAGGATCTGGCTTTACATTGATTGTTGACGACCAATCCGCAGACGAGCGCAGCCAAGAAACAATCAACGAGATGTTCCAAGAATTAAGGACCGTCTTAAATGAGCATGGCTTCGACATCTCTATTGTAGCCGATCAAGAAGATGCTATGAAGTTTCAGGCCCGTCTTTTATACAAGCGAATGTATAATGCATTGGAAAAACTAGCCATGCAAGAGGAAGAACAATGAAAATGGATCCAGTGACCAAGTGGTGGCTGGATGCATGAAGTCACTAATTCCAAAACAATGTGATGGTTGCGTTGTAATTAAAATAACCCAACGTGAACCACATCCAATTGAGTTGTCACCTTTTTTATGCGCTAAATATATAAGATATGGTATATGTAAAGATTGTTGTGTGTATTGTACTGAAAAATGTGAATTTATATTATAATATTTTTTTAAAATCATATAGGAGTTTTAATAATGTCTTTTCAAGATTTCGGAAATGAAGAAGTCCAATCCTGCTTTGAATACCATCCCAAAATGCGGGATGAAATTGTAGCTGTCAATCATGCTAAACTTGCCCACATGATCATAAGACATGCTCCCATAGCTACATTAATCGAATCTAACGAAATGGTCATATATGCTGCTGGCCGATATCATCCAAATGGTAAGGAACTCGTGCAAAAGATCCTGGTCACAATCTTGTCAGGTTATCATAAAACAACTGGTCAAACAATTTACAACTCAACCCTCCTCAAGGAAGTCCTTGGTATCATTAAGGGCCTAACTTATCAGGAATCTAGTAAATTTGACGCTAACCTTGACCTCATAAACTGTAAAAATGGCATTTTGAATTGGCGCACTGGAGAATTCCGACCACACTCACCAGATGGTACCGACTTTTCCCGCATCCAGTTAGATGTTGTTTATGATCCTAAGGCAACTTGTCCAACTATTCTGAGAGTCTTTGAGAAAATCTTACGCAAGGAAGACTTCCGAAAGGCTATGGAATTTATAGCATATTGTCTATATAGAAATTACCCCATCCAGAAGGCATTTATCTTATTGGGACCAGGTGGTACAGGTAAGTCCCACTTCATTGATATTATTAGGGCGATGCTTGGTTCAGAAAATGTATGTTCAACCAGTATGCATGACCTAGAAGAAGACAGATTCGCGACAAGTGACCTAAGGAACAAACTCTTGAATGAAAATGGCGACCTTTCCCAACAAACCTTGCCCAATGTCAACATCCTTAAGATGATTACGAGTAATAAGGACGTAATTAGGGCCCAAAAGAAAGGTGAGCAGGCTTTTGATTTTATTAACTTTGCCAAAATAATATTTGCTGCGAATCGCTTGCCCAGAGTCAAGGATGATACGTCTGGATTTTACAGACGCATTGAAATATTGCCATTTGATCATGTATTTTCTGAACAAGAACGAGCCGAAAGTTCAGATGATCTCAAGCAAATCTTGGACCCTTACGAATTAAGTGGACTCCTTAATATGGTCCTGCCTTATTTAGATCCCTTGCTGGAAAACGGCCAATTCGACAATAGCTTTGAGGTCGCAGAAGCCAAAGATGAATATAAGCGCCAATCAGATCCCATCATGTCCTTTGTGGAACAATGCTTAGAAGAAGTTGCAGATGAGTGTGTTGCAAAATCCGTTATTTATGCAGAATATAAGAGGTTTTGCAAGTTAAATCGTATTGATCCCCTACACGAAGTCCCATATGGTAAAATCCTTAAGCAATGCATTCCTTGGTATCAGCATGGGATTCGGGATTTCGGAGGCGAGAGACATACATGTCTTTGTAATACAAGACTGAAGAGACTTTAACCAATAAGTATTTATATAATCAAGTATAAGGAGATATTATGACGAATAACACTTGGAAAACTATAGTTGGAATCGTATCGATATTGACATTACTTACTTGTGCATATAATTATTATTTTATACAAGATACAAATACTATTATTTTTAATGGCATATTAGCAATATTGCTAACGATACAATATAATAGCGATTAACTTTTTTATCCAAAACCTTTTTATACTTAGCAATTTAACTACTTTTTATGACTCTAAAATATCGCATAGCCATGCTCTTCGAAAATAAAGTAGCACGATCCAACTTTATGTCTTCACTACAAGAATGTACAGATCTCATTAATAAAGGCAACACTAACCTTGTGAAATCACTTTGGATCGAGGTGATAAGATGAAAATAGTTAATAACCTGTACAAGCATGTCCAAATTCTTTACGAAAATTGGCGATATATAGTGTTACCTGACTTTTGGTATGACCACATTTCCTGGAGAATACATCATTTTATCTGGCAAGAGCGGTGTGAAACTTGTCGAAATTGGCATTTCCAAGGTAAGTCAGAGGAACGTCCAATAGGAACATGTGATATAGATACTACATGTTGGCAAGATTATCATGGTCATTGTCCTTGCTGGAATTTAGATCCAAATGATAATTCACCTTACGAACGAGAAGATGGATATGAGCGCGAGTTCATAACACCCACTGGTAAAATCATAACCCAAATATCTCGTGGTGGTGTCTATCAATACCTTTATGATGGCGAACCAAAGTGGTGGCCGAGATGACTTTTTATCCTGACGTTATAGCATTTGTATTATTAGGATGTCTAGTTTTATGTATTGGAATAAATAAATATACTCAAAATGATCCAGATTCTAAGTGGTTCATACTAACAGGGATCGTAGCAGTATTGATAGGTATGTGGACGGGATTGAATTAAATGACATTATCCGAAAACGCCCAACAACTACTGGCCAAGATCCAGCGCAGGAATAAAAACAGGATCGTAACTGTGGACAATCTAATAGAAGCACTGACTTATACCGAGAGTACCCAGACAATAAATGCCCTTAAAGAACTTCAGGAAACTAATCTTGTAACTACGCAGTCCGTCACGAATAGGGGTCGTTTTGAAACCGAACTTATCCCAGTAGATGGCATTGCCCATAACAAGCAGATAGAACTATCCAATAGAAAGATTACCAAGGAGAAAGTCGAGATCTTGCCAGACGGCACCGAACAAGTAAAGTCTCACCAAGTTATAAGAAATAAACGGTGTAAGCATACCGTTAGGAAGCATCAGTTATGAAAGAACTAACCTTGAACCCAGATGGTACCTTTAATATAATTAATCCAACAAAATGCTTTATATTTAAAATATATATAATCCATAGTAATAGTACAAATTATTGGATTAATATGAACAATGGACCAAATATTCACGGATTTAAAATACTTGAAATACTTGGACAAACATCTTGGTTACTATTTGATGAACCATACTTACAATATTCATGCGAAGCTGGTCTAAAATTTTGCCAACGTAATCAAGATAGTTATATCGGACACCTTTATCAATTCGAGTCCAAGGACGAATTTGCCCATTGTCATGCGCGAGGTGAAATTTAATGAAAAGAATTACATTAAATTCCCAAGGCATCCTAGATATTCAGGACCCAAGAAAAACATACATCGCGAAGTCTGTTAACATTCGTGACGGCCTAATAACATATTCGACCCCTAGCCCGCATGCACTTGGTTGGACATTCTTAAAAATAGAAAAGATACTACCATTTGCTTTGGGAGAGACTTATTTGATAGTATCTGGTGCATATCCATATTTACAGTATCTCTTGGATAAATTACTAACTGGCCCCATATCACCAGATGAATATAGAGACGAGTTATATCAATTTGGCTCAATTGAGGAATTCCAGGCATGCCACGCAGTAGGTGCTATATGAAACTTATCTTTGAGCATAATATCCAAGAAATTCCTTGTAATCTTATCGAACTATTAGATGGATGTTATCATCATAGTTTTGATCCAAGACCACCTGGTGGAATACTAAACTTCACTAGAATAAACTTTAGAAAATTTGTGCGTAACGAACAAGAACCAAATAAATTCATGTTGGTTGATGATAATAAAGAGATAAAGTACTGTGTGGTAACAAGAATAGATAGATTCCTGAGGAATGTTTATTTTGAAGTATCTCCAGTTATTGGTGTTCGTAGCAATAATGAACCAAGAAGTTATACTGAGTGGGGCACGACAAGAATAAATGTATACAGGACTGATTAAATGTACATCCTCTTTGATCACGACATCCATGAGATTGCTTGCACTAACTTTGCACGATATTCCTATAGCCAAGGTCAAGTAATCTTGGATAAGGAAAATTATGATTTATGCCATGACATAATAAGTCGATGTCCGTTTCCATATTCACTAAGATTCAGGCTTGATAATAATCACCGAGATACAATGTATTATAATTGTACTGTTGACGGATTTGCACCACGGAATGGCCTTGTTTTCACGATACCAACCACTGAATCATATGATTTAGTTTCGATTGTAGAAGTCGCTTGTAGGAGCATGCATGAAAATAGTATTCGAACATGACGTAACCTCTATAGAATGTTTCAATCTACAAGAGGATAACTTTGATCATGATGAATGTTATATTTCGCTAACACAAGATCAATTAAATTTATTCTATACAATATTAAATAGAAGTCGGGTCCTGCTCCTAGCAATGTTCGCTATATTATCGGACGATAATCGAACTATTATTCATCAAAAGTGTTTCTACCTAGGAAAATTACGAGACACTAATACAATTCATGTCATGATTTGCGACTAACCAAAAACTATTTAAATACAAAGACTGATTCACTTTATAGGAGGATATAATGTTAACTAGAGACCTAGAAGACAGCATGCAAAGACTTATCGAGTTTAGTCATGCTCAAGGACCAATCAGGATAAGGCGATTTTCTGCACTTAACTTTACGCTAGGTGCACATCAGGCATTAAGTGGGTGTAAATCTAGCGACAAAACACTAGACCTATTCGCCGAAAGGATAAAATTACCGGACAAGTTCTGTTGGGAAGACATTGATATCAAAATGTTAGTGCCTTTCTTCGATTTTGGCTATAGGGAGTGCCAGCATGCTCCCTGATCATACAAAAGAAGCACTGGGTACCTTTATGTTGGCTAGTAGCCACAAGGAACAGTCATTAAGAAAATTTGCCAAACTATATTGTGTAACCGCGGGATATTCCCGAAAAGATTTACCAGAAAGTGAAATAAGAAAGGAGTTGGATAACACAATGTTTAATTTGCTCTTTAACAAAGATAAAATTGGTTGTATCTTAACCATAAAAAAATATTTTCCTAGCTTTCGTCTGGGGCCTGCTAGGAGGCACGAGTAGCATGATTGAGTCAGATGAACAGGTCCTAGAGATCCTAGCGAAACTCAGCCACGACGCCGAAACCGTCACGGACAAGTTAGAAGAATTATTTTCATTCTTCGAATATTATGAAACATATTGTGTACAAGATGACAAAGACGAGTATTATAGATGGTGGGATGAAAACAAATTCGATGGTTACACCTACCAAGCTGGCTGGCAAAACGCAAAACCAACTGGTGGTAAAGTAACATTGGAAAGCCTTCGAAAAGGTTATTTCCAGAAGAAAGAAAAGATAATAATAACTTTACAGGAGTAATATATGTGGCCATTTAAAAAGACACTAGAAATAGATTCACTACAGAAAAAAAAAGAACAATCACGGTTATGTAAAGACTGCGATTATTACCTTCATGTTACACCATCGCATTTTCAGGCGTATAGTGATAGTAATAAAACACACCACTTATGTACTAGACTCAGGAAAACAGTATCAACAACAAATCTGGTAGTAGGAACAACTTACACAGAAACAGGGGAATTTCTTGATTGTCTAACGGAAAGATCCAAAAAAGGCGGCTGTCAGGAATCCGGAATATTCTGGGAATTGTATAGATATTGGAAAGTTGATACTTGTAGGTGATAATTTATATCAGAATGTCCTTTCTGAAAAGTTTATAGAAAGGAAATTTTTATAATTTTTCTATTTTATTCTTTCCATTAGAAAAGTACACATTCTTTATCCCACTATTCAAGATTATGGCCTGACAAGCCGAACATGGTTTAGCAAGACCCCAGGTACTTCGAATAACCAGGAGTGAGGCACCCCAGAGTTCCTTTCGGGAGCATCCTGTTAAGGCATCTACTTCGGCGTGTATTGAAAATTTGTTATGACTACCATTTATGTGAGGTTGACCAATTGCCAGCCACTTATTGTAACCGACCGAGATGGTATGTCCCTTATTATTGAAGATAACTGCCCCGATCTTGTGCCGCATGTCGCTGCGTAGTGACAGTTTGTGAGCAAGTTCAATTAGGTGAACAGAGAGCATCTTCATTCATCATGACTCCATAAGTTCCATATTCTTAGGAGACCTCCTAGGTGTAGAAAATCAAGTATTGTCCAATATCCTTCTGGTAAAGCATCTCTTAATACAATAATCTCATCATCCACAACAGGTTTGTGATCCTTAACATAATGGCCATATACAAGTGTATAATTGTGACTCATATTATACCGTCGCACTTTCACTTATAACTCCACATTCTAAGTCCACTTTCATATCCTCAACGTGTTGCACTGGTTCAATTGTAATACAAGGGTCGTTATTGTGGGTATAAAATTTTATTTTCCATTCACCATTACAATTTCTACAATCTACTGTTAGTTCAAGACCTTCTGGCCAAACGAAATTTGGCTGGTTCTTTAAATTATTATATGGAAAACTATAACTTTTCAATGGGCCATTATTCATATATAATTACCTCCTATTGTATTTAAAATAATTGGAAATACTGTTGGTTAGATTAGCAAAACTTAGTAATAACAAAAGCCATATTATTATATAAATTATATCATTATTCAATGTATTAAGTATTGCATATAAACTATACGCTAATAATACCAAAACAAATATAACAAGTGCTTTAATATAATCATTAAAATAATTGATACTTGTTATATTCAACACCTCTTATTCTGGATTCTCTGGCCACTCAAACGGAGCCCAAAACCTTACTTCGGTATCTCTACTTGCAGGAAACGGATCAAGCAAGTCTTGCCAAACGTCGCCTTCTGAACAATAGGTTCCTATGGATTTGTGCGGACTGTCACCATAATAACCGTGAAAAATCCCGTAGATGAATACTAGGGTCCTATCAGGTGGTAAACTATCTTTTATTGAGGTCCAGGATGTCATTGTTCACCTTAACAGGATATCCTTTTATTTGATCTTCTAAATTCATGGCTATTTTTATAATTTTCCTTGCTTGTTCATTATTTCCAAGTATGCGTTCGTCTAAGGCGTAATTATTAAGCGCAGAAATACATTGATAAATTTCTACATTTGTTAGTGTAAGATTTACATTAATTGGTTTAATTGCTTCTAATTTAATAGTCCACAATGCAAACAACTCCTAAAGCCTACTTATCTTGTTACTTCTGTTCATTTCCACTTGGTTAAGTTCATTTTCTCTCATAAAGTATAGAAATGTACCAGTCGGTATGTTATTTCTTGTTAACATTCTAATAATTTCCATAATAGTCCTGTGTTGTGCATACTCATAACTATTGCTGATTTGATAACCATCATCCAGATATGTAGAGATATCAATAGGTGATACGCAATTCATATTACATAAGATATCTTCTTCATTATGTGGGATTGTAGTGCCTAATTCTGAAGCAAATCTATCATACTTATTTGTGATCATTGTCTTGATGTCTTTGTATTCTTGATTAATTTGTTTGGTTTTGACTGCCTTCCTTTTGGCAATTTCAGACTCAATTACCTGCTTGGATTTGTACAGATCCTGGCAAGACATATCATCAACGGGTTTCTTGGAAATAATATCAATTAGGTTTAACAAAGGGATCATCTCCTAATAACTATTATGAAGAAAAAGAACCAAGATTTTTAGCCCTTCTTCCTCATGGTTGGGTGCACTTACTACAAAGACGAACTAGTATATAAACATTTTGGTCTAAGCATGCCCTCCAATAAAGACATAATCACCATTTGGCAATCGAAATTCTTGTGGATCCTCGCAACTATCCAGAGCAGGTAGCCATCTGGACAGATAGACTTCTTCATAGTATTCTGCAGGGACATAAGCTAGCCAGTCTTCATATCCACTCTTACTAAGTTTCTTATATTTTCGTGGTGCTGATAGCCACGGCCAAACCTTAATCATGTTAGGCATAAGGATTAATTGGAGTTGATAGTATTTAAATGTTTTGCCTAAAGAATAATAGGGTACCTTACTATATACCAAATTCATTAAAATCATTATTAGTAGACCTGATTGACCTACCTTCAAAATAATTCCTACTTATAGTAGTATAGCGTACTTTTTTATTTCTAATTCAATTTACTACTTTTACTATATCTAGTATATATTTTATCTATAAATTAGTCTACTAATAACTATTTATTATATACTGTACTATTACTTACTTACTTTTTACTATATATAAAAGGTATAAATAATAATAATAAATACTAATAATTTTAGTTAAAATCAATAAGTAGAAAAATAATAAAAATAATTGTATAAATTTATAGTAATTAATATACTTCCAGACCAAAAGGTATTTATACAATCAGGACATAACTATCTATAATGAAATTCCTACTTATACTTATCTTGCTATTTGTTTCCCAAGTGAGTGCCGAGGATTATCTTGGCGTTCAATTTCCCTATGGTCAGTTAGGATCTTGTTACGACTCAGTGCAAAGTTTGGGGAGTTTTTATGAAGACAAGGGCCACACCGTAACTTATTTATATAGCCCCCGCCAAGATCATGTCTGGTTATTAGTTGACTACCAGCAAGTGGATATTTATTGGGGTACGGTCCCAAATGGAACATGGCAACCAGAATTTACCTATTCAAGTTATGAGGAATTTCTTGCAGGAGTAAATAAGGAGACAAGTTATAAAGAAATCAAGATTGGTAATAAGTGGGTGAAAGTATGATACAAGATTTAATAGCCTTATCTTATGGTTTCCTGATAGCATTGGGAATTCTATCACTTTCTGGATTAATATTACTTGCAGTCGGTCCTGATAAAGGTAGTATTATATCTGGTGTTTTAATATACATATCAATAATATTATGGATAATTGCACTTGTAATTGGGGGACTTGGATGGGTACTTTAAAAGATTGCAGTAAAAGACGGTGTACACTTTGTGAACATTATTATGCATCTCACGGTGAAACTGTTGATCATAAATGTACCCGAACAGCCAGCAAACAATGTGATCCAATTTACGGGACGATAAGTTGGGTTTATAAGACCTTACGGAATTGTGAGTCAGAGCGCAGTCCAGTATCTTGGATATCTTGGCTAGATAAGTTACTAGGTTATAAGGATAAGTGCTTACCAGAAGGAAAATACTTTAAGGTAAAGAGGTAAAATGTTACACCTACTCAATGGAAAGGTCACTGGATGTTCCAAGCAGGGACATTCACAAATCTTATGTGAAGATTGCATGGTTGAAAATTGCCAGGACAAATCCAGCAACCAATACGAACAAGCAGCTCAAGAAATAGCACAATTAGTAACCCAAAAGCAAAAAGAATATGGAAATTCATTCGGAAACGCTGATAAAATAATGAAAGTTTTATATCCAAATGGAATTTCCTTTGACCAAATAAAGGATGCTCTGGTTATCGTAAGGATCATAGATAAATTATTTAGAATATCCCATGGAAATCAGGGCCAAGAAAATGCCTTTCAGGACATTCTCGGTTACAGTTTATTAGCAGTTGTGAGGAACAAAATGAAAATTAAATACCTATCAATAAAAGCAGCATGCCTGCTCGGAAAATGCATAACAGGAATATTTGTATTAGCGTTGTTTCTAGTAGCATATTTTGGACTAATAGGATGTATTGGATTTGGTGGAGCATGGTTATTCAGTGTATTACCAGGATTGATTCAATATGCAATTGCTTATATCGTAGTCATAATTGTAATCGTACTTATATTAATGTTATCATATTTCATTGGCGAAGATGTGTTTAACAAATATAATATTAAGTTATGTAAAAAGAGGTAACATGATTTACATCTTTTTAGGAATACTAAAAGAGTTACTCCTACTATTTGGCTGTACATTTCTTGCAATTACGTTAGGCTTAGTTTTAGCAGACCTTCTTGTAACAGAATTCCACATAAGCAATGCATTATATCCAATATTTTTCCTATATAGTGTCATGTTGAATAGTTTTATTATGGAGAGATCTTCTTGAAACCAGACCCGCGTAAAGCCTATGGTAGCATACCACACCTAATTGGTAGCCAAGCAAACGGGGACAAATTTGTTTCCATTGGCCAGCATAACATTGCTACTAAGAAACCCAGGGACAACCATGACAAAATAATCGTTCAAGAAAAGCCAGATGGTTCAATGTGTGCTATCCTAAGGAAATATGATCATCTTATTCCTATTGGTAGAAATGGCCACTTCTGCGAAGATTCTCCTCACCTTCAGCACCGAATCTTTCATCAATGGGTCATGCAGCACTACGAAAAATTCGACTTCCTAAAAGATGGTGAAAGATTATGTGGTGAATGGTTAATCCAAGCGCATGGCACCAAATACAAGATAATCAGTCCTTACATTGTCTTTGACATCATGAAAGGTGATTACAGACTACCATATGATAAGTTTGTGGAAAGATTACCAAAGGACTTTGTTATGCCTTACCTACTTCATCAAGGCGGTCCCTGCTCGATAGAAGAAGCCATGCTTAAGTTAGGAGACTTGGGTTATCATGGTGGGCTCGAACAAGTTGAAGGTGCTGTATGGAGGGTGGAAAGAAAAGGAGAAGTAGATTTCTTGACCAAGTTTTTAAGAAGAAGTCCAGAAACAATTGGACGATACCTTGGTGATAAAGAGATTTGGAATGTTGATATTAAGAAGTTCAGGAAAGGATTGCCTTGGAAAATAAATAATGAGTAAAACAAAAGTTAAATTATAATAAAAATACTAATTTTTTAATATATAATTAAATTTTAAATTAAATACTATTATACAATGGTTGATTTATATGTCACTAAAAACTAAAAACCTGATAGGATTAAAATATGGTAAATTATTAGTAGTTGCATTTGCAGGGAAAAATAAGCATAAACAACATTGTTGGTTATGTAAATGCGATTGTGGTAAAGAAAAAGTTATTGTTGGAGGTTCTTTAGTTGGAGGATATTCAAAAAGTTGTGGATGTTCGCGTATAAAGAATATATTAAATATGCGTTTTGGACGTCTTGTTGTAAAAGAAATGAAACGTTCTGAAAAATATGGTATCTTATGGAAATGCCTGTGTGATTGTGGGAATATTGTATTTGTATTGAGGTATAGTTTAATTTCCGGCAATACAAAAAGTTGTGGTTGTCTTAGTATCGAACAATCACGAAAACGAGCTGGAGAAAATCACTCTTCTAAACGTCCAGAAGTTCGGAAGAAAATGTCCGAAAATCATTATGATAATAGTGGATGTAGAAACGGTCGTTGGCAAGGCGGTGTTTCTAAATTACCATATTGTGAAAAATGGAATAGTAAATTACAAGAACGAATAAGAGCATTTTTTGATTATGAGTGCGTTTTATGTGGAAAACCTCAAAGTGAAAATATTGATAAAAATGGCAAAGTTTGGAATCTTTCTTGTCATCACGTAGATTATAATAAACAAGTATGTTGTGATAATGATTTAGTAGCGCGTTTCGCGGCTCTTTGTTTGAGTTGTCATGGTAAAACGGGTTATAATAAAGAACGTTGGCAAGAAATTATTCATAGAATCATAGATGAAATTTATAATGGTAAATCCTATTACACTAAAGAAGAATGGAAACAATTAAAGCAAAGTTATAAATAGTGAGAAGTATTACTTGTAATTATGTCTGAAAGTAAAGGGTTATCTGAAGCATTAAATAACGTACTTTGTTCATATAATCAGGGACAGTATAGATATATTAATGAATTCATCAAATATGATAAGTCGGCCCGAGACATGCTGGCACTCGGGTTATTCCCAAATGCCAAAGAGATCACAGAGAGTTCCTCGGCTCTAAATGCCGTCCTAAGTAAACTCAAGTTTTATGATCGAGCAGACCCAAATGTGACCCTAGTTTCAGTGGGAGATGGCAGAACACCAAGGACTGCTGCGTTGTTTGCCTTCCGAACCAAGTGGCAATGCATAAGCGTGGATCCACAACTCAAGCAAGAAAAGATACCTTATTGGGAGCAAAACGTAGAAAGATTGAAATGCTACCCAAATAAAGTCGAAGATCTTGATCTTTGCTTTAAGAAGTGTGTCATAGTTGCTGTACATTCCCATGCTGATTTACATAGCACTTTGCAACATATCCGTGGAGAAGTCAGGAGCATGGTAGCAATTCCATGCTGTGTGTCTTATAATCATGAATTAAAGCCAAAGGAGTTTCGAGATAGTGGTATTTGGTCGCCGAAAAATTTAGTCAAGGTCTGGAGGTCTATCTAAATGCAACGTATCATAACAGGTACTACTAACCTAAGTGGAGAACGGATGATCAATTTCCGGGACGTAGATGTCCATAATAAGTTTATTTTTATAAAACATTCTGGATGTTTTGGAAGATTAGAAAGATATTCTGATAATAGATATTATATGTATTGTTTATCAGAAGTGGAAATATATCCAACTTTATGGTGCAATGACTTCGGAGGAGCGTACCAAAATCCGTTAACCTTAATAGAAAAGGTAATTAATAGCGGTGCCGATATTTACCAATTCGATACCTTCCAGGAAGCAGTTGACTGGATGTATCGAGAAACTAGATGACCAAAATGTATTTATAAGGACAAGTGAACAAGTAAAGTAGGTGATAAAATGAACAACTTTATAGATCTTCAAAAAGGACTGGAAAAACAAGTATCCAGTATGCTCAAGGACACCACGACCTTATTTGTAGTAGATCTTGACAAAGATAAGCTCTGGGAAACATATCTCAAGAGTTTTCCTATAGGCTCAAATCCAATGTTCCGGATAAGAACGGAGCATGATTGCTCGGCTTGTAGACACTTTATCAAAGCCTTCGGTAACGTAGTCACAGTCAAAAACAATGTAGTGACTTCTATCTGGGACTTTGATATGCCAGGCTCCCGATATGATTCTGTCATAAAGGCAATGTCTGAGTTTGTTAAGTCCCATAAGGTTTGTAATGTCTTTGTAACAGATACTGTCCAAATTGGAGTCGAAAAGAACTTCGAGCAAGTGGAATCCGGTAGCGTGGTCACCTGGGAACACTTCCATGTAACACTTCCTAACCAATTCAAAACAACAAAGGGAACGCTTGACACGGTACGTGGTAGAGCCAGAGATCTTAGGAACGTATTTAAGAGATCCCTTGAAGAGATATCCAGCGAGGCTGTATCCTCGGTATTAGAACTAATTGCACAGAACAGTCTTTATAAGGGAGAAGAGTGGAAGACTGTCCTTGAAACGTTCCAACGGCATCAAAAGGTTTATTCCAAGTTATCCCCTACTGATCAAGAAAATTACATATGGGAGCAATCTATAGTAGCAGGTCCAGTCATTGGAAAAATCAGGAATCACTCTATTGGAGTGCTCTTGGTTGATATTTCCAAAGGGATGGACTTAGATGAAGCAGTTAGGCGCTATGAGAAAATAGTTGCACCAAGTAGTTATAAACGGCCCAAAGCCATCTTCACCGCGAAGATGCTTAAGGACGCCGAACAAACCATTACAAAACTTGGCTATATGGAGTCACTTGGCAGGAGATATGCCAAGTTAGACGATATTACCGTGAATAATATTCTGTTTGCTAATCGTGATACTGTCCAAAAACTAACTGGTAATGTCTTCACGGAACTTGCACGTGAACAGAACATCTCGCCCAAGAACTTTAGTAAGATTGAAGAAGTCCCAATCGGAAAATTTGTCTCAGACATCCTACCAATGGCCAGCGAGATTGAAGTTCTGCTTGAGAATAAACATGTTCCGAATCTGGTCAGTCTAATTGCTCCCAAGGACAGTGCTGCCCCGAGCATATTTAAGTGGAATAACGCATTCTCGTGGGCATACACTGGAAACATTACAGATAGCATGAAACAGCGAGTCAAAGCCGCAGGTGGCTCAGTAGATGGTGTCCTACGGTTTAGCATCCAGTGGAATGACAACCACGACAACGAAAACGACTTTGATGCTCACTGCATTGAACCTACTGGAAATGAAATCTTCTTCATGAATAAAGCAAGAGTGCACCGTTCTTCTGGCATCCTTGATGTGGATATTGTTCAACCGTCGCGCCAAACTAAGGACGGAGTAGCCGTTGAGAATATTACATGGAGTGATCTGTCCAGAATGCCGGAAGGCATCTACAAGATGTTTATCCATAACTTCCGTCATAATGGAGGAAGATCTGGATTCTCAGCAGAAGTAGAATTTAATGGCCAAATTCATTCCTTTGCTTACAACAAGGAACTCAGGCAAAGTGAAAGGGTCCAAGTTGCTGAAGTCACTTATAGTAGAAAGAATGGCTTCTCGATAGTTGAAAAAATCTCGGGAAGCATGTCCTCACGAAAACTCTGGGAACTTGACACTAACCAGTTCCATCCAGTGCAGGTCGTAATGATGAGCCCGAATTATTGGGACGGCCAAGACGGCATCGGGAACAGACATTTCTTCTTCATGCTGAAAGGATGCCAGAACTCGGAAAGCCCAAATGGCTTCTTTAATGAGTATATAAAGAATGAGTTAATTGAGCACAAACGAGTCTTTGAGGCGCTGGGTAGTAAAATGAAAGTAGAACAATCTGAAGATCAGTTGTCTGGATTGGGATTTAGTTCCACTCAGAGGAATTCGATCATAGTTAAAGTTAGGGGTAGCATATCGCGAGTACTAAAGGTAACATTCTAAACGAGGTATATCAATGAATATTAATATGAATATGTTTGAATTAGCAAGCCGTATGAAACTCCGGTTTCCATATAAAGGTGTAGTATCTGTTGAAGATCTTTGGGACTTGTCTGTTCAGGAACTGGATAGACTATACAAAGGAGTAAATGCCAAACTCAAGGCCGAAAAAGAAGATAGCCTTCTTGGTCCCAAAGAGAAATCTGCCACAGATCTCGAACTTCAAGTAGCCATCATTCGACATATTGTAGACGTCAAACTCAATGAGATGGCTATCAGAAAAGCAGAAGTCGAGCGGGCTGGTAAAAAGCAAAAGATCCTAGCCATAATGTCCGAGAAGCAGGACATGGACCTGAAGGCGAAGTCCTTAGACGAACTGACCAAGATGCTAGAAGACCTCTAGTATTCTTCCTTTTTACAAGGAGAAACATAATGTCGATCATGAGAAGTGAAACACTAAAAGTATCTGTATTTGGTTTTATTATAATATTTATAATATTCTCATTAGGTGCATGTTTGTATAGTATAAAACCCATTGGTGAAATACTTGATAATTATCCTGGATTGAATGTTCCTTTTGCAATATTTGTAATTGTAATTGGATTTATTATATCAGTAATTATATTACATCCACTAGATAAAAAATGGGACACGGATTTATAAATATTTTGGACCAAAACTTATTTATTCTAAAAGCACATAGTACTTAGTATGTTAGAAGTACCTATTTCCTTAGTGAATCTTCATGATGCCTTGGTGAAGGCACCCAGTGAGCAACATAAGGCGCTAATCTTGCATGACTTTAAGACGAGCCGCTGGCAGAACAACCAGTATCTTGCATTAAAGACACAGGGACGTCCACTCAGTGTAATTCACAAGCCAAAAGGAGATGGTTTAGTTCGATGTTATTGGTGTGGAAAGAAACTGGACAATAGCCTAAGTAGGATAAGAGGAGTAGGACCTATCTGTATCGAGACGCATGGCTGCATGCCGGGTCGCGAACAGATTGAATCGGGACTTGCTCAAATCTATCTGGATTATAGAGCGACTTGTAAGAAGCCATTAGGTATCAGAAAGTGGTTGGAAACACTATCCGATAGTGAGTTCAAGAAGTATTGGAATAAATATATAAATCAATGAGGTGATATTATGAAAGAAATATCAAAAGAAGATAACGAAATGTTAAAACTAGCATATGAAATAAATGAAATTATGTTTAAAGAATTTAATAAAACTACATGTTCCAGTTGTCCTAAACAAAAGGAGGTAGGGTGTTGTTTGAACTGTGCACATACTGATGGATACTTCGATGGTTTTTCATTATATGATAATCCGGTTGCACAAGAACAACTTATTAAACTTAAGAAATCATATGGGTTTAGTAAAAAATATGGATTCTTTGATATCAAGAAACATTGTTGTAAATTGCCAAGGAAAAATCGCAGTTGCTTATGTCTTTCTTATTGTTGTAAAGTTGAATTAGAGAATAAGGCAAAAGGAATAGTTAACACTATTAGAATCATACGAAAAGAAAATGGTATGCTTTATTGAGGTGACATTTTGTTAAATCTTTTTAAATATAATCCACATAAAAATAAACAATTCCGGCAAGGTCAGGAAAAAGCAATCCTGGACATGCTTAAATTATACGATAATGATAAAAAAATTATAACGCTAAATTCGCCCACGGCAAGTGGAAAAGGAACAATGCTATATGTCCTTGGTAGAATATTTGAAAAGGAGTATAATTTGGAAAATATAACTTTTACTTCTCCCCAAGTAGCATTGATTTCTGAGGGGAACCTCTTCGATCTTCCGAAACTTGTTGGTAAAGGTAATTATCCATGTTTAGCCATAAAGGATATCTGTGCGGATGAATGTCCGTTTACTAGCAAAGAGGAAGGCTTCTCTATATGTAAAGACTGTCCACATAGGTTAGCGAAGGCTAGATATAAACAAGCGAAATTTGGCGCAACAACATTTTCCCGTTATAGCACAGATCCTTCCATTTTCATGGAAACTTCTGTCCTTCTTGTGGATGAATCATCTGATTTGGAAGGCGAACTCCTTAAAAAAGCAACTATTGAGTTAAATTTAGATTTAAAATCAATTACCAAACAGCGAAATATCAAGGATCAAGTCACTGATTTACAAAAATACCTTTCTAATTTTGATGTTAAGTCTCACTTACAAAAGCGCAGTGACGAACTTCAACTTACTGTTGGCCACCTTTCTAAACAGTGCAAGGAATATCGAAGTGAATGCTTTAAGTCGGGTAGACGACCAACAAGTTCAGAAATAAAACACCTAAAAAATATCCAACACGAATATAATCACTATCATCGAATGGAAACGGCATGTGGACATGCTCTGAGATACCTCAAACTTGAGGTACCTTATGTCCTAACTGTAGACATCGAGGAAACCTATGAGCCTATGCTCATGAAGAAAGTACCAAAGCCAATTCCTTATTTCAAACTCTTGGATTCGCATGTTTGTTTTGGAGATCTCATAGCCAACTTGGACTGTATTGTATTAGCAAGTGGTACACCAACAACAGAATTGGTCACAAGTAAATCCTCTGAAGTTAAAGTTGAGCATCCTATTCCAGTTGATCGACGTCTTATTTATTATGAGCCAGTTGGTTCGATGAACTTGGCTAGCCGGGAGGTTACGGCCCGTCCAATGGCACAAAGAATCGCAGAACTCCATAAAACCTTTAGTAAACATACTCTAGTACACTGTGGATCTTACCTTGTTGCTAGATTACTAGATGAACATCTTTGTAACCTACACAATAATGTAATCTGCCAAGAACAAGGTTATCGAGAAAAGGCACTAACCGACTGGCAAAAATCAGATGATTGTATATTTCTTAGTGTAAATTACGAAAAGGGAATTTCTTGTGACGGTCCGGAATATCCATTGAATTTGATTGGAAAAATTCCGTTTCCTAATTTTGGTGACACATGGGTAACCAAAAGGAATGCCTTAGACAGCCAACAATGGTACCTCAAAAGTACTATAGTATCAGTACAACAGGCATGTGGTAGAACGACTAGAAGTCCTGATGATTTCTCGCTCACGTATATTCTGGATTCTTCATTTTATTATTTATATAATAGAAACAAACATTTATTCCAAGATTGGTTTAAACAAGCATTAATTATAATATAGATTTAATATTTTTTACAGGATGAATGTAATATGAGATTATTAACTCACAATGAAATTGAAAAATTACTAACATACGAATTTTTGTATGAGGAATATGTTGTAAAACAAAAGTCATATGCAAGAATTGCTAAGGAAAACGGTATTTATAGTGGCACGGTTAGTGTATATGTTAAGAGGTTTGGAATACCATCAAATGGATTTGGTAGAAAGGGATGCATACCCTGGAATAAAGGATTAACAAAAGAAATCGATGAAAGGATAGCGGCATTATCAGAATCAAGATCCGTTAACAGCAAGAAAATGTGGCAACGACCCGGGTTTCGAGAAAGACATCATGAAATAATGAATTCTCCTGAAATAATACGCAAGAATTCAGAAAAAACAAAAGAATTATGGCGTGATCCGGTCTGGCGGGATAAAGTAACAAAAAGTATAACAATAGCAAATAACAGACCGGAAGTTATAATGGCAAAGTCCAAAAGAGGAAAAGAACTTGCAAAAGATCCTGAAATAATACGCAAGAATTCAGAAAGTCATATATTATTATGGCAAGATCCTGAATGGAGAAGAAAATCAATTGAATCACATAACAAACCAGAAGTTTTATCAAGAATAGGAAAAGCATCTAAGGAGCGTTGGTTAAATATTAACTGGCGTGAACAACAAATAGAAAAAATACGGATTGCTAACAATACTCCGGAAACAAAAGAAAAACATTCTATTATTGCAACTGAATTATGGAAAAACAAAGAGTTTAGAGATATTCATGTAAGATCAACAACTTTACAATGGGAAAATGAAAAATATAGGAAAAGAATGACTGGTATTAATAGCCCTATGTATGGTAGAGTTGCTCCTTGTGGTTCAAATGGATATAATGGTAGTTATTATACACCATTACATGGAAATGATATATATTTACGATCATCATATGAAGTTCGAGTTGCAATAATTCTTGATAAGTTAGGAATTAATTGGAATTATGAATGCATGACTTTTTATTTACCAGATATTCAAACATCATATCATCCAGATTTTTATTTATTAGATTATGATATCTATTGGGAGGTTAAAGGATGGCTTGATTTAAAGAATGAATTAAAAATGATAACATTCTTCAATTCTTATAAAAATATAAATCTTAATATAATATGGTTACCTGATATTATATACATGGAACGTTGTATTGATATAGGTATTTCATTTGATATCGAAAATGTTGGCAGTAAATTTTTATATACAGATAAAGTTATTAAGGATATGCTTAAATTTTCAAAGACTTGCTTACAAAAATAATAACTAACCAAAAAGTATTTAAATAGATAGTTATAATAAGAAAACTAGGTGATAATTCTTCCTCATTATAGAATAATTGACCACCATTATCCCGCCAATGTACAATCTGTTCTACAGACATTTCAAGGAGTTCCTCGTAATTTGATATCTTGGCAATATCAAATAATCGGCAACTCAATATTTTTATACTGGTATATTGCTTGCTGTTCTTGCTAGCATTACCACCAAAAACTTCAAAGTAATAGACAAGGGGTACTGTGCCTCCTATTAGTTTTTCAGCTATTGGCTTCAAAGTCTTCACGATACCAAGTGTTGGATTTTCGATAAGGTCTCCCTTAGCGTATAGTAATTCTTCCCGAGAACCAATTATGTAAAATCCGTAAGGAAACATAATTACGCGACTATTAACACCATCAATTTTCTCCCTTTTGATGACATAATCATTAAAAACAACTTGTACTTTATCTTGGAGTCTACCTTTATCACCCATCACATGATACGTCAAGATACTTGGATATTTGGTCATTGAGTTAATTTTATCAAACATGTTTAACCTCACAATTGTCAATATGGTTAACATAGACAACTTCAAAGTCGTCTTGATTCACAATTGCCTGGGCAATTTCCTCGGCGTCCTCAGTGGACTTGGCATCCACAAAAATAGTGGCAACTGCTGTGACTGTAGCCGTTAGGATTACTTCTTTTTTCATAATACCAAATTAATGCTTTCTATATTTATATGTTTTGGTTTAAGATTGGAACCAAAAACTATATAAATATCCAGTATAACCTAGTATTATGCTTACTCCTCCTTCCATTGGTCAAGCAATTGATTTTGATAGTCGAATTCATGGTATAGTTAAAGATATCCGTGCCACTCAAGCACTCATTGTATTTGGAGATGGTTCTGTAGGTTGGCATTCTATTCATAATATGTATGCACATATACCAAAAACTATTTAAACAAGAAAACCTATAGTAAGTTTGGTGAAAAGTTGTGGTATTGTCAACAGAAGAAATGAATGTCCTGCATGGGCTTATCAATACAGCAGGAAATGTATCGACCTATAGTTATGAAGTTGCTGTAAAAGGCACGGTAATTGAGGGCGCGGCAAGTCTCCTAATTAGTATAATTGCAATTGTTGCTACGGTTATTATCGCTAAGAAGATGTTTGGTTGGGCGAAAGAACAGCATGATGATGGTGCATATGCAATAGTCGGCTTTGGAATCATAGTAACATTGATAGTTGCTTATGGTATATCTTTCCTGTTGTTACATGGTCCTATTATGAGCATTGGTGCTCCGGAGTATGTCGTAATTGATAAAATTCTGAGTGCTGCTGCGAATGCCGCCACTTAAAACCAAAACCTTTTTATACTTAAAAATATCTTTTTAACAAGGAGTTGATTAAGTGAATCGTATTGATCAAGGTCGTTTTGATAATTTAATTTTACCTTTGCTTAGAGATTGTTTTAGTCTTTCAGAATGTGATTGTGATATGTGTCCGAAGCCATGCATCCTTTATCAGGAATTGCATGCACAATCCGTAGATGAGGTTCCAGATATCCTAAACACTTTAAGAGGATTATTTTTGGAAGAACTTATCATGAGAACAACCGCGATAATCCAGAATCCAAGATATAATGAATTAAGTATAAAAGAATTTAATAACATATTATCCAATAAGAATTACTTTAGGCTAAACTTAGAAGACGACCTCATAGCAATCTTTTGAGGTGTTAGAATGTTCCGCTTTTGTGAGAAGTGTCATTCAACAAAAGATGTTCAGAAACACCATATTATTCCGATTGGATTAATAAGACTCATGAAATATGAATTTGTCCACACCATCTCAAATGAAATGTTCTTATGCCAAAAGTGCCATGAAAAGTTTCATAGGAGGTTCTGCCCAGAAAAATTCTATTGGAAAAGGTTAGGACGAAATCAGGTCTAATCCCTGCTTCTTCAGAGGCGGGATACAGCCCGTACCTACCAAAAGGTATATTAACTAATGGTGACTAGATAACTAATAATGGTTTGGGATCACATACCAGTGATTTTAAATTACAAATGTCCATTGACAAACGTGTCGATGTAAATGATCACTCATCTTAAGTTATACAAACGAAAGATGTAATTTAATATCACAATACAAAAGGTGAAATAAACAAATGAGAGTGTTTCGATATAGACTCAAGCCAACAAAGGCTCAAGTAACCAAGCTGAATGAGCAGCTAGAGCTTTGCCGGTGGGTCTATAACGAAACTCTTGCGATGCGAAAGAACTCCTTTGAACAAGAAGGTAAATCAATAAGTTACTTTGCATCTAAGAAGATGCTGCCTATCTGGAAAGAATCCAAACCTGAACTACGATCGGTCCATTCTCAGGTATTGCAAGATGTTGTTCTCAGGGTAAACCTTGCCTTCAGTGCATTCTTCCGAAGAGTTCAATCAGGCGAAGAAGAACCTGGTTATCCGAGGTTCAAAGGAAAGAACAGATATGACAGCCT